GAGAATCTACCTTGTGGCAGATTTTGCAGGCGGACGCGCCGGAGAAATATTATTTGAGCGCGAGGGCCTGCGAGGGCATCCTGCGGCGTGCGGAGCGACGGGGCAAGGCGCTGCCGCCGATGCTCCGGGAAGCACTGGAAGAAGCCGTGGCGTTGAGTGTCTGAATCTGTGGGACGCGCATACCATCCGGCAGTACGCCATTGACGGCGTGTTCCCGGCGATCTGCTTTAAAGCTGGACAGGGCGCGAAGGCGCGCAGTCTGGGCGAAAGCGAAACCGTCACGCCGACGCTGGGCAGCGAGGCTGGCGGGAACTCCGTGCCTGCGGTGTGCTATCCAAAGGTCTTTCACTCGCTGACTGCGGCGAATGCTGGAAACGTTGAAAGCGCGCAGCAGCCGAATTGCGTCTGCTATCCGCAGGTCGCCCGGACGCTGACGGCGGAAGCGGATGCGTCCCCCTGCATAGACCGCGGACAGAACGTTGTGTGCTACGACGCACGCGGGAATGGCGACGGGACGCGCTGCCCGACGCTGACCGGAGACCACGAGAACCGTGTGATGGATTACACGGCGGTCACAGTATATCGCAGCCCGAAAATTGGAGAGTATGCCGCTGATGGCATAGCATCCACAATGGCAGCGCGAGATTTCAAAAGTCCTCGCGATCTGGTTGTCGAGCATCCTCCCGTCTACGGCGTGGACTGCCGGAACGCCGTACTGGACGAAGAAAAAACGCACACGCTGCAAGCCAAGGCGAATGGCGGGCAAAGCCTGAATTGCACACCCAGCGTGCTGACCTCCGGCAAGCCGCCGCGCAAGTACATCATTCGCCGTTTGACACCGCTGGAATGCTGCCGCTTGCAGGGCTTCCCCGACGGGTGGGGCGTCCCCGACCATAAGGACAGGCTGTCCGACGAAGAACTGGCGTTCTGGCAGCAGGTACGCGACACTTCTGCGTCCATTGCGGGGAAGCAGCCCAAGAAATACAGCGCGGAGGCGCTGACCAAGTGGTATAACTCCCTGCACACGGATAGTGCAGAGTACAAAATGTGGGGCAACGGCATCGCGCTCCCATGCGCGGCATTCGTGTTGGGCGGCGTTGCGGAGGAATTAAGGATCTGGCCGAAGGAGGAATGAACGATGTCGAAGTACATTGACGCTGAAACGCTCAAAGCGGCTGTAAGCGCGTATTGCGATAGCCTGAAGCCGCGAGATTTCGGATTACTGGCGGATGTGCTGATCCGCGACGTGCTGGACATCATCGACGAGACCCCTGCCGCTGACGTAACGCAGGTGGTCAGGTGCAGGGACTGCGTGTGCATGGGCAAGCGGCCTCCGCTGCCGGAGGGCTACCGGGAGGATTGCGGATGGTGCATGCTGCATGGGCGAGTGGTGCTGCCGGAGGATTTTTGCAGCAATGGAGAGAGGATGGATGACGATGCTTGACCGCGAAAAACAGCCGACCGGGCTGATGCACTCTGGAGAGCAGCTCCGTAAGCTGCTACTGGAATACCCTGAGCTGCCGCTGGTTGTATTTGCCAAGGATAGCGCAAACAGTGGCGACTATTACGCAATGAGCTGTACGGATATTTCCGCAGAAGTTGGCGAATTTCTGGACTGCCAGCAGGAATACAACGATTGCTACTGTTTTACCGACAGAGATGAATTCCGCGACGAAATCGCCGAAACGGTGTATCTCGATCAGGAAATCACCGACGAGCAGCTTGAGCGCGAAACGGAGCGGATATTTGCCGAGTATGAGCCTTACTGGAAACCGTGCATCATCCTGACTGTGGGGAATTGAGAGGAGAGGTGGATAAATGAGAACGCCTGAAGAGATCAAGAAGGGGCTGGAAATTTGCACAGCAGATGAAAGCTGTAGAGGTTGTCCGTATGACAATGGCAACTGCGACATGCAGCTTGAGAGAGATGCCCTCGCCTACATCCAGCAACTCGAAGCGCAGCAGCCGCGCTGGATCAGTGTCGGGGAGCGGCTGCCGGAGGACGATGGGTACTTCCTGTGCTACCGTAACGACGGCTCGCCGGAGGTTGTCTGCATGTACTATGGTGATGGAGATTTTCTCACGCCTGAGCCAGAATTGAACAACATTTCTCACGTCATCACCCACTGGATGCCGCTGCCGCTGCCGCCGGAGGAGGAATGAGCATGAGTGATCTGATCAGCCGTGAAACGGCGGTGGCAATCCTGCAGGCAAAAGCAGACATGGCGATTGAAGAGGTCAAGAACGCAGCCTCATTTTTCTACCATTGCGCCAACATGCTCGAGAAACTTCCCGCCGTGGACGTAAAGATCGACGGTGACACTTCTGACGGCTACCACACCTTCAACGAGCTGTACCACCATCGCGCAGTGCTGTTCTCAGTAATTGTAAAAGCGTTCCCGGAGCGGGCATGGAAGTCCAGAAAGCATCACGACGGTACGATGTACGACGGGATGTTTATCGTAGGAATCGACACGCCGCAGGGGCAGGCTACTTATCATTACGACGTTGATCCGTATTGGGAGATGTTCGCTTGCCGGGAACTTGACCGTGCGCCGGAATGGGACGGACATACGCCAGTGGAAGCAATCGCTCGAATCGGCGCGTTGGAGCCGGTGCGACACGGGAAGTGGATGACTGCGGACGGGATGCTGCCGCCTGAATACCACGGCAAAAAATACTGCTCTGTGTGCACTGAATTTGCATTGCATGACCGCTTCGGCCGGGAGCGACTGTCTTGGTTCTGCCCGTTCTGCGGCGCGATGATGGACGGAGGCGAAGAAAAATGAATACTTTGATCGCATTTATGATGGGAGAGGCGAACCGCGACAAAGAGATGATGGTCTTTGACTGGGACAAGGCCGCGCGGCTGATTGCGCAGAGGAAGCCTCGGATTGCGATGGCTGGGCTGCGCGGGGACTGGGAATTTACCGGCGGCGTGATCTACGAGAACGGGAAGTTGATCACTAATGAGTACACCTATCTTGCGTCCACGTGGGCCGTACCAGAGCTTGACATGGACGGGGAAATCGTCGAATGCTATAAGATGGAGGCTGAAACGCCGAAGTGGGATGCGCATACCAAATGGCCCAAGAGCGCGGTGGAAATCTATAGGGAGCAGCTTGAGGAGGGTTGACAATGGCGATTGCCGGAATTCTGTATTTCGTTTGGCCGCTCTTATATGCTTTGATGGCGGGAGAAGAATTTTCATGCAATATGATGGCTTTGACCGCGGCAATTGTTGTTGCCGGTGCTTTGGCTGGGCGAAAGGGGGACGTGTAATGATCGCCATCTGGATCGCAATCGGCATCGTCGCCGCGCTGGGACTTGTAACGGTGTACGCCTGCATCGTCGCCGGGGGCGACACGGATGATGAATATGAACGGTGGAAAGAGGCGAGACATAAGGAGGAGAACGAATGAATGCTGATGCAGCAGATCATCTGCGCGGACGGGGTCATCCGCACGAAGCTGGATATCGCAATCCAGCGATTTCAGTCGTTTGAACCGCCGGAGGGTTACTATCTCGCCTTCTCCGGCGGCAAGGACAGCCAGTGCATCTATCATCTCGCAAAGATGGCGGGCGTAAAATTCGACGCCCATTACAATGTGACCAGCGTCGACCCTCCGGAGCTTATCTATTTCATCCGAGAGCATTATCCCGACGTGATCTTTGATTACCCAAGAGACGAGGACGGCAAGCGAATTACGATGTGGAATCTCATTGTCAAAAATAAAATGCCGCCCACGATGTTCGCGAGATACTGTTGTCAAACACTAAAGGAATCTCAGGGCAAAGGGCGGATCACAGTCACGGGCGTTCGCTGGGCAGAATCGACACGGAGAAGAGCCAATCAGGATGTCGTAAATATCCAAAACAAGCCCAAATCAACGCGGAAACTCGCCGAGGACGTGGGAGCAAATTATCGGCTGAACAAAAACAAGGGCGTAATCCTCAATGATGACAACGATCCGAGCCGCAGAATGGTTGAGCAGTGCTATCGAACGCAAAAGACGCTGGTCAATCCCATTGTTGACTGGGAAGACGAAGAAGTATGGGAATTTTTGAACAACGTTGTGAAAGTCCCGCACTGCTGCCTGTACGACGAGGGGTTTGAACGCTTGGGGTGCATCGGGTGTCCGCTGAGCGGCAAAAAAAGTCAAAAAAAGGGATTTGAACGCTATCCAAAGTACAAGCAGTTGTACCTAAAGGCGTTTAATAGAATGCTAAAATGGTGCATAGCCCACAACGAGATTCTGCGAAATCAAGAAAACGGAAAATGGGAAACCGCCGAGGACGTCATGTACTGGTGGGTAGAAGCTCCTGAAAATAAGAAAGATAAGGAGGAGGATGAAAAGTGAAAAGATACAGTCACAATGTCAGACTGCTGGCGATTGCTCTGTTGGGGCTGATTGGGCTGGGCCTGTTACTCTGCGGATGCTCAGAAGCGGACAAGGTCAACGTGAACATCAGCAAACAGGCAGAATATTTTGAATGTGAGCGCAAGATTACCGTCTACAACGCGCGCACGGACAAAATCATCATGGAAGCTGAGGGCTGGATGAACATCTCCAACAACAGCAATCAGGAGCTGGTCGTCACGGTAAAGGTCGGAGATGGGAAATATAAGAAGAATTACATCTACCTCAACCAGTACACCATGTATGTCGTCGAGGACATCACGGGAACGCACACCGACCCGTACCATTACAAGCTGTATTTCCACACCAATGACGTACCGTTTACGGTCGAGCTGAAACCTTAAGGAGGACAAAAAATGATCAAAATCGAACACGTCGAAACCTTTGGCTGGGAGACCGCCGTCAGAGGCATGCGTAATCCGCTGAACAGCTGGGAGAAGTCGGACAGCGGATATTGCAAGGGAAGATCAGCAAGGTGCGACACGTGCTCATTGAATCCCGGTGAGTACGAACCGTGCTATTTTGCCGATATGATGATTGGACAGCGCTTCGTTTTTGGGGCTGAGGATTTGAAGCTTGCAAAAAATCTCGTTACTGCTGGTTCGGATCACTCCAAGTTCCTACGGATGATAGGAATCGGAATGGACATTACCAGCCATCAGGTGTGGTGGGCAGAGTTTGACACCTACAAGGTCGGCACTGTCAGAAATTCGTGCTCGAAGATGCACACCATCCACATCAAGTCCTTCGAGCCTGACGATTTCAGCCACGAGGGGATTGATGAGGTCGGAGGGGGGACGAAGGAACTGTTTCTGCGCGTACTGGTGGAGCTTGAGGCACTGCGTATCCTGTTCAACGAGACCAAAGAGCGTAAATATTGGCGCGCGATTATCGAGCTGCTGCCGAGCGGATATAATCTGCGGGCAACGGTGACGTTGAATTACGCAGTCGCGCGAAATCAATACCACGCCCGGAAAAACCACAAGCTGGACGAATGGCTTGACTACTGCAAAATGCTGGAGAAGCTGCCCCACTCCGACCTGATTACGATGGAGGCGCGGCATGAATCGTAAACAGCGCCGAGAGGCGAAGCGGGATGCGCCCAGGAAAAAGCCCATTTTCCACAACATGACCAAGCAGGAACGAATCGAGCGCATCTGCAAAAACGGCATCACGCTGGACGATCTCAAGCGCAATTACGACGATGGATTTAACGCGGGCTACAAGTTGGCCGGCGAGGACACTGTAAAGGCTTGCTACGCGGCGCTGTGTCTTGCGCTGCATGAGTTGCATGGATTTGGGCAGAAGCGCTGCAAAGACGTGCTGAAGGCTGTGGACGACGCGATACTGTATCGGCTTACAGGCGATGACCTGATTCAGGATGTGTTTGACAAGATTGGGCTGACGATCAATTTCAGCGACCCGATGGAGAGGATTAAGGAGGACATTGTACAATGAGCATGAATTTTCAGGATTATCAGAACCTCGCGCGCCGAACCCAGAACGACAGGCTCAATCCCTGCGAGCGCAGGATGCACGCGCTCCACGGCTTGGCCAGCGAGGTCGGCGAAATCCACGCGCTGTATCAGAAGGTCTTTCAGGGGCATTCGCTGAACACGGACAGCGTCGTGGACGAGCTGGGCGACCTGCTCTGGTTCGCCGCGGAGCTGGCCGACGTGCTGGGAGTGAGCCTCGAGACGGTGGCGGTTCTCAACATCCGCAAGCTCCGGCGCCGCTACCCGGAGGGGTTCGACGCGGAGCATTCCCTGCATCGGGAGGAAGAATAAAATGGCGGTCAGCAAGCGCGGCGTAAATCTGGACGGCTGGGACGTGACCTGGGACGAGTATAAGGAGCTGGACTACTTCTGCCGACAGTACCATCGCAAAAAACAGGAGGCGGAGAACCTGCTGACGCTGCGTGTCTCCACGCCGCAGCCGATCGTCGCCGCCGACGGAAGCGCGGATTTCCCGGGCAGGGGCGGCGGAGGCGTGTCCGATCCCGTGGCCGCGATGGCCGAAAAGCGGGAGCGCCTGCTGCGGGACGTGCGGCTCATTGACCGGGCGGCAAAGCTCGCCGGGGCCGAGCTGGCACCCTGGCTGCTGCGGGCCGTGACCCGCAAGGACGGCGTGACCCGCATCATCGCCGACGGATGCCCATGCAGCGAGCGCTCATTCTACCGCATGCGCCGCAGGTTCTTCTATGTGCTCCGGGAGCTGCGCAACAGCGACGCGGCGTAAAGTTGGCAGTGCGGTGCAGTACTTTTGCGTTATACTTTCAGCGTGGACAGGTCGGAAACTGCGGCCTGTCCTCTCTCTTTGCCGATTTTGGCGTGCGCCGGGGTCTTTCCTCCTCTCCGGCTGCGGGAGCGTCCGTTTTTATTGCAGGCTGGGGGCAGGGCGCGGTTTCGGCGGGAGGAAGCGCAAGGAGGATTTATATGCTCGATTTCGATTTTGACTTCGGCGGAGCCGATCTGGATTTTGACCTGGACGATTTCGATGTGATCGATCAGGACGAGGGCTTTTCATTCGATGATCGCCCCAGCGACGTGCGCTACTGGAAACCACGCGCGGACAAGCGGGAGATTCTGCGGACGGGCAATTACAAGTATGCCCGGGATTTCGTCAAAAACGTCGATCTCTCGCCCGGCGCGCGAACCTATGCATGGGTGGACGGCTCATTTATTTTCGGAGACGTCATCGAGGCGTTCGCCGACGCGGAAATCCTGTTCCCAAGGCGCGTATTCATTTCCACGCTCTCCATGTCGCAGGAGAACATCGACAACCTCAGAAACTGCGTGGATTACTATGGGATGGAGAAGGTCGACATAGTGTTGTCCGACTATTTCTACAGCCACGAAAAATTCGGCCTCGTCCCATACCTCTACCAGACGCTGGACGCAGAGGATCGGCTGGACGTGGCCTTTGCCCACATCCACACCAAGATCATCGGCATCGAGACGCATCGCGGAAACAAGCTGATCCTTCACGGCAGCGCGAACATGCGTACCTGCGGAGCCATCGAGCAGGTCATGTGCGAGTGCAGTCCGGAGCTGTATGATTTCAACGCGGCGATTGTGGAGGAGCTTATTGCAAAATACGGGATGATCAACAAGCAATGCATGAGGAGGCATGACACATGGCAAGCGGTTCTATCACCGTTCGAAGCGGCAACATCCGCCGAACCTACGTCAAAAACAGCTCGAAAGCGCAGAAGCGCGGCGCGGGCAGAATGAGACTGGTCAAAAAAGAATACGTCGGCCGCGGGCGCTACTGAGCCGTGAGGTAAGGCGCTATGGCTGATAAATTCGAGGGGCAGAATCCCTACGCGGAGCTCGTCGAGCGCGGCAGAAAAACGCGGTTCAACGGCGAGCGAGCGGCGAAGATGGGGAAAAAATCAGCGAAAGCGCGGGAGAAGCGGAAGGCCCTTCAACAGGCGACGCGGGAGATACTCTCCTGCGTTCCGGAGCTGAGCGAAGCCCAGCTGGGAAACGTCAGAAAGATAGGCATCGATAATGAAACACCCAACGTGCAGACGCTGATCCTCGCGCAGGTGGTCAACCTCGCGCTCAAGGGCGATCTGGGCGCCGTGCAGATGCTCGCCAGTCTCGCCGGCGAGGACGCGGCTACAACGCTGGGCAAAGAAAAGCTCCGCGTGGAGCGCGAGAAAATCAAGGCGATGGAGAATAACGGCTCCACGGCCGCCCGGCCTGTAATCGTGCGGCGCGCGGACGGCGCAATCGAGGTGCATGACGGATGACGCGCGTGGTGACGTGCAGCAAATTCAACGAGGTCTCCGAGGACATGGGGCGCATGGGCCATGCGGAGTACTGGCTTCTGGGCGGCCGAGGCTCAACCAAGTCGTCCTTCGCCGCCATGCAGATCGTCATGGGATTGCTGGAGGACACCAGCGCCAACGCCATCGTATACCGCCGCGTGGGCAACACCCTCGCCGACAGCGTATACGCGGCTATCGCCACGGCCATCGGCCGCCTCGGCTGGGAGTCGCTCTTCAAGTTCCGTAAATCGCCGCTGGAGATCGCCCGCGTGGACACGGGCCAGCGCATCATGTTCCGCGGGGCCGACGATCCCATGAAGTCCAAGTCCATCACGCTGACCCGCGGCTATTTCAAATTTCTGTGGTTTGAGGAGCTGACGGAGTTCCGCTCGCTGGAGGACGTGCATTCCATCCAGCAGTCCGTGCTTCGCGGCGTGGATCGGGCCGTCACGATTTTCACCTACAACCCGCCCAAAACGGCGCAGAACTGGGTCAACGAGGAGGCGCTGAAGCCTCGGGCGGATCGATTTATCCATTCCAGTACCTATCTGGACGTGATTTCCGAGCATCGGGACTGGCTGGGCGAATCGTTCATCGCCCTCGCAGACAGCATCCGCGCCACCAACGAGCGCGCCTATCGCAACGAGTACCTGGGCGAGGTCACGGGCACCGGCGGCAATGTGTTCGATAATCTCGAGCTGCGGGAGATCGACTCCAAGGAAATTGATTCCCTTGAGACCTTTTACAACGGCCTCGACTTCGGCTTTGCCACCGATCCGGACGCTTTCACACGCTGGGCCTACAGCCGCAGGACGCGCAGGCTGTATGCCGTCGCCGAGTACTACGGCTCCCACACCAACATCGACACGCTGGCGGAAAAGGTCGCCGCGCTGGCAGGGCGGGAGATCGTGCGCTGCGACAGCGCCGACCCGCGGATGATCGCCGAGCTGAAGCGGCGTGGCGTGACCGCCGTTGGCGTTCGCAAGGGCGCGGGCAGCGTGGAGCACGGCATGCGATGGCTGGAGGACTTGGGCGCAATCGTCGTCGACCCGCGGCGAACGCCCAACATCGCCCGGGAATTCCAGAAATACGAATATTTGCAGGACAAGAACGGGAATTTCCTCCCCGCGTATCCGGACAAGGACAACCACTGCCTGACCGGAGACACGCTGGTATGCACCGTGGACGGCGAAAAGCGCATCGACGAGCTGGTCGGTCAGACCGGCGCGGTGATCTGCTACGACGAGGAAAACGAGCGAGCGGTGACGGCTCGCTTTTTTAACGTTCGGCAGACGGGGGCGGAGGAGATTTTCGAAATCGAGCTGGAGGACGGTCGAATCCTCCGAGCGAGCGGCGAGCATCCGATCCTGACCCGGCGCGGATGGGTTTCGGCGCGTCAGATCGCGGAGGACGATGAAATTTTGGAGGTAAAATGATGCGGCGATATGGGTTGCCATACAAAGGGAGCAAAAACGCGATTGCAGATTGGGTGATCCAACACCTGCCCGAGAGCGGAACGCTGGTCGATTTGTTTTGCGGGGGCTGCGCGGTGACACATGCGGCGCTGCTGTCCGGGAAATGGGAGCGGATTATTGCCAACGATCTTCACGGCGATGTGCCGCAACTGTTTATGGACGCAATTGCCGGAAAATACACGACGGAAACAGAAAAGCGTTGGATTTCCAGAGAGGACTTTTTCCGGCTGAAGGATACGGACGCTTATGTGCGGCTATGCTGGTCGTTTGGGAATGATAGTCATGCATATTTATACGCGAAGGAAATCGAGCCCTTCAAGAAGCGCCTGCACGAACTTGTTTTCGCAGACACAGTCGCCGAGCGTATGAGTGCATGGCGGGCCTTTGTGGCGGAATTCAATCGTCTGAATCGGGATGTGGATGCGCTGAGCGGAAAGGCACGACGGCTATGCGCAGAATGCGGCGCGGCCCCAGTTGAACGCGCGGATGGAAGTATTGACGCAGAGAATACCCGCGAGAGCGTATTCCGTGCGCATTCGAAAGAAATCCGCGAATATATGCGCGCGGCTCTTCGGGACAGCGAAAAGCGCGCCAGCGACGTGGACAGATTGCTGGGAACCAACGGTATGGCTGGGCATTATTTCGGCGAAAGCCAATGGGCGCTGCCGACGGAAGAAGCCTACGAGAAAATGAAAACCATCATACCGGGGCTGACGATTCCCTGGGCGGTGTTGAACGAGAAGCTGAACAAATTGGAAAGCCTGCAAGGGCTGCAAAGCCTGCAAAGCCTGCAAGGGCTGCAAGGGCTGCAAAGGCTGCAAGGGCTGCAAAGCCTGCAAAGCCTGCAAGGGCTGCAAGGGCTGCAAGGGCTGCAAGTTTCTGGACTTGATTATCGTAATGTGAAGATCCCGGGAGACGCAGTGGTGTACTGCGATATTCCATATAACTGCACCGCAGACAGCTACGGCGTGCGGTTTGACCGAGCGGCATTTCTGGACTGGGCGGATATACAGACCGCGCCAATCATCATTTCCGAGTATTGTATCGATGATGATCGTTTTACAACGCTAGCAGAAATTGAAAAGCGACAATTAATGCAAGGAGCAAAACATCAGAAAAAGGTGACGGAGCGCCTGTATTGCCTAAAACGTCAGGCAGACGAAATTCGGGCGCGGCTGACCCTTCAGGAGAAAATGGCGATATGAGTGAAGGCGAAAAATACGTGCGCGTGAAGGCCGTAAAGCGCAGATCGGCTGAACCCGTGTATAACATGGAGGTCGAGCGATTTCACAATTTCGCCGTCAACGGCGGGCTGATTGTGCATAACTGCATCGACTCCTCCCGCTATGCGCTGGAGCCGGAAATCGGGCGCAGAGTCGCAACGACGCGCTCGGACATCTACTAAGCAAGAGGTGACAACATGATTACACGCGCCAAGCGCTATCTGGACGAGGCCGGCATGCCCTCTCCGGCCATGCTGCGCAGCGTGCTGGCGGAGCATCTGGCCGAGGCTCCCCGGCTGGGCAAACTGGCGGGCTACTACCGGGGCGACAGCGAGATCACCCGCCGCGTCCGGCAGAAGGGCCTGCCCAACAACCGCATCGCCCATCCCTACGCGCGCTATATCGTCTCCGTGGCCACGGGCTATCTCATCGGACAGCCCGTGAATTATTCCGTGGACGGCGGCGAGGACGCGCTGCAGCCCGTTACGGACGCGTATAGCAAGTGCTCTATTTCCTCCATCGACGCGGAGAACGCCCGCCACGCCTCCATCTACGGCCGCGGCGTGGAATACGTGCATGTGTCGGAAAACGACGAGGGGCAGGTGCTTCCCTGCGTGGCGGCGCTTTCCCCGGAGCAGGCTTTTGTCGTCTACGACGACGATTACCACAACACGCCGCTCTTTGGCGTGTACTATGCCAAAAACACCACCGAAGAGGGCGATCAGGACGGCTGGCGCGTCTATCTCATGGGTGACCGGAGCGTCCGGGAGTGCCACATGACCGATCTCTCGGCCAGCGCGGTCACGGTCGTCGGCGAGACCCCCCATTATTTCGGCGGCGTGCCCATGATCGAATACTGGAACGACGAGGACGAGCGCGGCGACTTCGAGTGGGTGCTGCCGCTCATCGACGCATACGACAAGCTTCAGTCCGACCGCGTCAACGACAAGGAGCAGTTTGTGGATGCGCTGCTGCTGCTCACCGGCTGCACCATCGAGGACGACGAGCGGGGCCGCCCGCCGTGGCAGCAGCTTCGGGAGGACAAGGCTCTCTCTCTCCCCGACATCGACGCAAAGGCCGAGTACCTGTCCAAGCAGCTCAGCGAGAGCGACGTGGAGGTGCTTCGGACGGCGCTGGTGGCCGACATCCACAAGATGAGCATGATTCCCGACCTGTCCGACCGGGAGTTCGCCTCCAACGCCTCCGGCGTTGCGATGAAATACAAGCTCTGGGGCCTTGAGCAGATGACCAACGTCAAGCAGCAGTGGTTTATAGAGGGCCTGAAGACGCGCCTCAAGCTCTTCGCCAATTTCTGCAAGGTTCAGGGTCGCCCGGCGCTCAATGTGGACGATGTTAAAATCACCATGACCCGCGCCATGCCCGCGAACCTCGTGGAAAACGCCCAGATGGCCCAGTACGCCGAGGCCGCCGGAGCCGCCAGCACCGAGACCAAGGTGCGCATGCTCCACGCGGCGGACGGCTGGACGGACGAGATGGTGCGCGACGAGGTGGACAAGATCAAAGGCGACGAGCCGACGCAGAGCATCGACAGCATCCTGAGCGGCACCGCCTCGCCGGGAGATGAATAACCATGCTCTCGGAGCGTCAGTTGGAGGCGCTGCTGAAGCTGTATCAGGATCGCATGCAGGCGGTCACGGACGAGTACCTGCGCCTGATGGGGGAGCACCTCAAGGACATGGGGAGCCTCTCGCCCACGGACATTCATCGCCTCAAGGAGCTCAGGCGCGTCGGGGCGAACGTCAAGCGGATGAAGCGCGAGATCGCAAAGGCCGCGAACATCAGCATGAAGGACTTGGAAAAGACCTTTCGCGCCGTGGCCGAGAGCGACGAGCAGTTCGCCGCCCAGTGGTTTGCCGAAGCCTATATCGCTCCGGTCAAGGGCGCAGCGCAGGCCTCCAAGCCCATCGAGCGCATCCTCAAGGCGCAGCTTCGCGTGACGGCGCAGGCATTCAAAAATTTGTCCCAGACCACGATCCTTTCGGAAAGCTACCGCTCGGCGGTGGACGTGGCCGTGCAGACGGTGCAGGCGGGCGCTGTGGATTACCGCAGCGCCATCCGGGCGGCCATGAAAAAGGCGGCGGTGGACGGGCTGCGCGTCAAGTATCCATCCGGTGTATCCCGGCGGCTGGACACGGCGGTGCGGCAGAATGTCCTTGACGGCGTTCGGGCGCTGAACAACGACATCCTGCGCCAGCTCGGAAAGGAGTACGGCGCGGACGGCGTGGAGATTTCGGCGCATTACCTGTGCGCGGAGGATCACCTGCCCTATCAGGGACGGCAGTTCAGCCAAAAGGAGTTCGACGTGCTTCAGGCGCGGCTGGATCGCCCATTCGGCATGTGGAACTGCAAGCATACGATCTTTCCCATCATCCTCGGCGTGTCCGAGCCTGCTCACAGCGACAGGGAACTGGAAGAGATCAACCGCAACAGCTCCAAGCGTATCGACATCGGTGGCAGGTCACTGAGCCGCTACGAGTGGACGCAGGAGCAGCGGAAGATCGAGACCGCCGTCCGCGCCCAGAAGGACATCGCGAACCTCGCCAAGGCCAGCGGAGACGACGTCGCCCGCCGGGATGCTCAGGCGAAGATCAACGCGCTGATGGATCGATACGACAGGATCACCGAGGCTGCCGGGCTGGAGACCGACTACAAGAGGATGTATGTGGCGGGATTCCGGCAGGTGAAGGCAGAGGAGCCGTTGAAAAATCCGGCAGAAAATGTTATAATTCAGGTAGCCGGGCAGACCGTCAACACGAAGATGCGCGAGCAGAAACAACGAGAACACATTTTGAACACTGATGAATTTGCAAGGCGCTCCGACGATGCATTAAAAAAAGGCAGCGGCTTTCCGTCCGTTTTCTTTGCAGATACGGACATCTACACCCTTGTTATTTCAAATATAGGCAAGGGCAAGGCGGTTAAAAAGAAGGACGGCTCCGTTTCGGAATATTTCAGTGCTGAACAAGTGATCGGCTGGACGTACAATCGAAAACTTAAGGCATATGTGCAAACGCACCGAGTGTGTATTCGATACAGCAAGTCGGGCTGGCACGCATTCCCGGTTGAGGAGGAAGAGGCAAATTGAACAGGTTGAATCGCGACGCGCAAATTCTCGCCGACATCCAAGACAGCGGCGAAGGTCGTTGGGTTCGTGTATATTGCAAAGACGGCTCGACTTTTGAGGGTTACGTTTCCTGTTGGACTTGGGTGACGGTAGGCGATGATGAGGACGCAGATGCTCTGCTGTTTGTCCAGCGGGACGGAAGCCTGATTGAAGCGGCAGGCGCAGAAATCGACCGCTTCGAAGTGTTGGAAGCAAGATAAAAGATAAAGGCAGACCGCCCAGCGTAAGCGAGGCGGTTTTTCTATGCCCTGAAAAGGAGGAAGCACCATGAAATTGTCCATTTTGGGCACTGAATACGATGTCATCCGCAAGAATTACGCGGACGATCCGTATTTCGAGGCCCACGGCTGCAACGCCTACTGCGACAAGCTCGGCAAGCAGCTCGTCATCTGCTCCGCGGACACGCATCCGGCCTTTGCCGACGATGATGATTTTGCCCACGCGATGTGCGAAAAGGCGACGCTGCGCCATGAGATCGTCCACGCGTTTCTGTTTGAGAGCGGCCTTGACAGCAGCTCCAGCCGGATCACCGACATGGGCTGGGCCGAGCATGAGGAAATGATCGACTGGATCGCCCTGCAGGCCCCCAAGCTGTATGCGGCCTTTGAGGCCGCCGACGCGCTTTAAATCAATAACCCCACGGCATTGAGCCGCCGAGGAGAGCCGATCACTCTCCCGGCGGCTTTTGCATACCCTTTTCTGCCCTGATCAAGCGGAAAAGACCTCAAAAATCAAGCCGAACGCAGCGGCAAATCTGTGGAATTGTCGACGGACGTAAAACGGAAGGAGAACCAGTCATGAAAAATGTGAAGGACATTTTCCCCATCAACCTCCAGCTCTTTGGAGAAGAAAACGGCGCTGATTCCGGCGCTTCCGGCAGTGAGAATGCCGCTCAGGACGCGCAGGAGGCCGCAGAGCAGCCTCGCACCTATACCGAAGAGGAATTGCAGGCTGCCATCGACAGCACCGTCAGACAGCGTCTGGCGCGCGAGAGGCGCGACGCGGAGAAGCGCATCGAGCAGGCCCGGGAAGAGGCCCGCAGCGAGGCCGAGAAACTGGCCCAGATGAACGAGGCCCAGCGCGCCGAGCATGAGCGCCAGCGCGTGGAACAGGCAGCCAGGGATCGCGAAGCCGCTATCGCCCAGCGCGAAGCGGAACTCAATCGCCGCGAGCTGCGTGCCACGGCCATTGAAGACCTCCGCAAGCGCGGCCTGCCCACGAGCCTCGAAATCGTGCTCAACTACACGGACGCGGACGCGTGCCACACCTCCATCGACACGGTGGAAAAGGCGTTTCGCGAGGCCGTGCAGCAGGGCGTGGACGAGCGCCTGCGCCAGAGCGGCGTGACGGTGCGCGCCGGCAATGCGCCGGACTACGCGAAGATGTCCGACGCGGAATACTACGCAGCCACCTACAAGACCGGCGGCCAGAAGTGACCGCCGCAACCAGAAGAAAGGAATGAAACCATATGCCCAATGAATTTATTACCCTCCAGACCATCGCAAGACGCGCCCTGCCCCGCCTGATCGAGAACCTCGTGTTCCCAAATCTGTGCTATCGCGACTTCTCCGGGGACTTTTCCGACCTCGGCGATACCATCCAGGTGCGCAAGCCCAACGTCCTCGAAGCCAAGGATTTTAACGAGGCCTCCGGCGTGGAATATCAGGACATGAAGGAGACCAGCGTCCTCGTCAAGCTGGACAAACTGGCGACCGTGGACGCGAAGGCCTCCGCCATCGAAACCGCCGTGAACATCTCCGATCTCGACCGCGTGTTCATCGAGCCTGCGGCGGTGGCGCTGGCCGAGAGGATCAACGCCGACGGCCTCGCCCTCTACAAGGACGTGCCCTACGCCGTCGGAACTCCCAACTCTACGCCCGATTCCCTCGCGGCGTTTGCAGAGGCCCGCAAGATGCTCAACGTCAACAAGGCCCCTGTCAGCGGCCGCGTCGGCGTGTGGAGCCCCGAGGCCGACGCGAAATTTACCCAGATTCCCGCGCTCGTCAACGCGGAGAAGTCCGGCACGACTCAGGCGCTGCGCGAAGGCTCCATCGGCCGCGTGTACGGCATCGACAACTACATGGCGCAGGGCGTGCAGACTCACGCCTCCGGCATCACCGCGCAGGAGGGCGTAAAGCTGTCCGCCAGCGCCGCCGCAGGCTCCACCACCATCGGCCTGACCGGCACTACGCTGACGGGCAAGCTCGTCAAGGGCGACGTGCTGACCATCCTCGGCGGCACCTATGTGGTCACTGAGGACACCGCCGCCGCAGCCTCCAACGCCATCGCCGGTGTCAAGATTTATCCGGCGCTGAAGAAGTCCGGCACCACCAGCACCAACGTCACCATCGCCGCCAGCCATGCGGCCAACCTCGTGTTCTGCCCGATGGCCTTTGCCTACGTCACCCGTCCGCTCATCGATCCTGACGGTCAGGGCGTGCAGAGCTACGTCACCAGCTACAACGGCATCTCCCTCCGCGTTACGAAGGGCTATGACCAGAAGTACAAGCGCTCCACTTACTCGATGGACGTGCTTTACGGCTACAAGACCATCTACCCGGAGCTGGCCGTCCGCGTGATGGGCTAAGGCCGTGGCGATCAACGCGGAGCATGTGCGCGAGCGCCTGACCGCGTACATCTACCCGAGACGACCGGCGACGGACGAGCAGGAGGCCGCGTTTCTCAAGGCCGTGCAGGTGCAGGCGGAGTATGAGGAGCGCAACGAGGCGCTGAGCATGCCGGGAGGCGTCGCCAGCGCCTCCAACGACGGCGTTTCCGTCACTTTCCGCTCCGACCGAGCGGAGACGGCGGAATACACCATCTCCTCGATCTGCCCTGCGGCCTATGCGTATCTGTTCAACGCAGGGCTGATCCGGTATACGCTTCCCGTGGCGAGGAGGCTGTGAGCGATGATCCCATTTGGCAATCAGACGGTCACGCTGCTGCATAAGACGGCGGACGGCTATCAGGCCGTCGCATTGACGGGGTGCAGCTGGCAGGACGCGGCGGCGCAGACGATGGGCGACAAATCCGTGACGCGAACCGCGGATACCACGTGCAGGATACCCGCCGGGCAGCAGAAGCCCGCGCCGGGCGACCTGCTGGTTCTGGGCGAAGCGGAGCTGACGGCGAAAAACGAAGTGGAGCTGATCCGCCTGCGGGAAGCCCTGCTGAAGAGCGGCAAAGCGGCCTTTCGCGCCCAGCGCGTCAGCGACAACAGCCGGATGGGCCTCTTGCCCCATTACGCGGCCAGCGGGGAGTGATGCAGTGTGAACATACGCATCGAGCTGGCAGAATTTAACATCAATGCGGCGCGCAACAGAACGAAGGTCATAAATGACTGGGGCCTTTGGATGTTTGCGGCGACAGAGTGGCATCGACTGTATATGCCTTATATTCCATTTGACACGGGAACGCTTGCTAATACCGTGGTGATTTCGCCAGGCTGCATTAATCACACTGCTCCCTATGCTCACTATCAATACGCCGGCAAGGTATACGGCCCTAACTACCCCGTTACCGAGAGCGGGCGCGTCGTAGGCTATTATTCGCCGCCAATAAAGCGTCCCACGGGACGGGCGCTGCAATACCATCGTAATCCATTGGCATCAAAGAAATGGGACAAAAAGGCCGAGGCTACGCAGAAGCCCAAGCTGATTTCCTCTTTGCAGCGCTATATCAATTCTGGGAGGCTGAATCTCAATGGCTAAGAGCATCCATGACGCGCTCTGGAAGTGGTTCGCGGGCTGTGCATCCATTGCACAGCTCTTTTTCAACTTTTCCAGCACCGACGACGGCGACACGGCCATCGCCACCTCCGGCGATACCCTGCTGGAGGACTACATCGACGGCAGCCAGCGGCGGCGCTACGCCTTTGAGCTGATCCGATTTCTGCCCGTCTCCTTCGCCGCCAACGACGACAGCAACGTCGCCATGATGGACGATGTGGAGAGCATCATCGAGTGGGTGCGTCAGCAGAACGACGACGGGGCCTTCCCGGATTTCCCGGAGGGATGCGTCGTGGAGAGCGTCGGCGTGCTGGAAGAAAGCGTCGGCTATGTGGCCGCGCAGGACGAAAACACGGCGAAGTACATGATCCCATTCGCCGTCGACTATGTGAAAGGATGATTTAACTTGCCTGAAAAGAAGATTACGAAAAATCAGGTAATCCCGTTTATGGATACGTCTGAAACGATTGGCGGCGATTGGGTGCCGACGTGGAAGCGCATCGACAAATCCACGATCTTTGACCTCGCGTTTAACCCGCAGTCGGAAAGCGTGGACTACATCTCGATGGAAGCGGCCGTCGAGGAGGTCTCCAGCTATCAGCCGGAGCTTCCGCAGGAGATTGCGCTCTATCGCGGCAATGTCATCTATGACTTTGTGGAAAAACTGTGCATTAACCTCCCGGTCGGCGACAGTGTGAAAGTGCCCGTGCTGCTCTGCTGGCCGCCGAAGCCCAAGAGCAGCGGCTCCGGCGAGGACATCCAGGCATGGCAAGTCAAGGAATGCCGCCTGCTGCTTACCAACTACAACAGCGTGGACGGCAAGATTACGTTTACGCTGAAGCTTGGCGGCACCATCGAAAAGGGCACCGCCACCATCACCGAGGGCGCTCCGACGTTCTCCGCCGCCGCGTAACCCATGCCGCGCCCGAATCTGGCGCAGGACGCGCCCCCTACCGCCATCACGGTCGGGGGCGCTGACTATACCGTCAACGTCGATTTCCGGGTGTGGATCGACGTGCTGCGGCTGCTGCGCGATCTGATTTCCACGCCCGCGACGGTTGAACAGGCCATGCATAACGCCGAGGTGATCGGCGAGATGGAGAGGGCCGTGTTCGGCGATCTGATTCCCCAGCCCGCGGCGGACGTGCTGTCCGCAGTGATCGACTTTTCCCGGGGCTATCCCGAGCCGCCCGTCGAGGCCGGCGAGAGCGCCCAGCCGACGTATTCTTTCGACTGGGACTTGAACTACATCATCATTGCAATTCAAAACCAGTTCGGCGTCGATCTCTCCTACCGGCGGACGGAGCCGTTTCACTGGTGGGAGTTTCTGCTTTACTTCCGCGCGCTTGCCGGGAACCATTACATACTGCGTCTGATGGAAATCCGTGGCTATGACGGCAAGGACAGCGATCTCAAGCGTCAGGCCCAGCGCTACGCCCTGCCACGGGAGACCACGGCGGAGGATCAGGCGATGCTCGACGCGTTTGACGAGCTGTTTTATAACTCCTGAGAGGAGGGAAAATTTTGGCTGAGAATGGTCTAAAAATACGCATTAATGGCGACGCTAGCGATTTCGAAAAAGTACTATCAGGGCTAAAAGGCAAAACGAAAGCCGGTCTCGCCGACATCAAGGCCGGCATCGACATGACCACGCAGGCCGTCGGCAAGCTGATAGAGGTCGCTTCCAAGGGCGTGAATTACAACGCCACGCTCGAGCAGTACCGCACCTCCTTTGAGGTCATGACCGGCTCGGCGGAAAAAGCCGCGGACGTGGTCGAGCGCCTGCGGACAATGGGCGCGGAAACGCCCTTTGAAACAACCGACCTCGTCCAGGTCACCCAGCTGCTCATGCAGTACGGCTTTACCGCCGACGACGCAATTGAAAAGATGAGCATGCTCGGCGACATCGCTCAGGGCAACAAGGAGGCGATGGTTTCCATCGCCACCGGCTACGCCCAGATGAGCAGCGCCGGAAAGGTCAACCTGCAGGACATCAAGCAGATGATAAACGTTTGTCACGCCGCGTAGAAATACGCGGATGAAAATCCCGGTGTATCGGGGAAGGCTAAACTTGATTATTGGAGGGATATATGCTATAATAAATGCGGAGGTGTAAAATAGATGATTAACGCCAAAGCATTTTATGTTTACGAATGGTATATCGTTGAAACCGGAGAAATCTTCTATGTCGGGAAAGGCTCTGGCAATCGCGCGACTTCGATGAAGGACAGAAACGACGAGTTTAAGCGCATTCGCAAGACGAAAGAATGTGCTTATAGAATCGTTCGAGAATTCGATACCGACGAGGCAGCGCTGGCGTATGAGATGGAATACGGGTGTAAGCTGAAAAGCCTCGGACAAGCGCAAGCGTGTCATGAATTTGGCGGCAAGGGCAAATTCGTTGACGAAACTACACTTGCAAAGATGAAGCCGACGCAATTTAGAAAGAGGCATGAACCGTGGAATAAGGGCAATCAAATGGATGATGCCTACAAAGCACGGTGCCGGGCTTGTAAACTCGGAACAAAGCAGAGTGAGGAAACAAGGCGCAAGCGTTCTGAAAAGCTCATGAATCACCCGGTTTCAAACGATGTTCGTAAACGCATAGCAGAATCCAGAAAAAAGTCGATTTCCGTTATTGACATACAGACAAACACGGAAAAGATTTATGACTGCATTCAGTCCTTCGCGGCTGAATGCGGCGTGACGCAATCCGCGTTATCCAGAGTCGTCAAGAGCGGAAAAACCTACAGAGGACGATACATAATCAAGCAAGTTAATCCCGAGGGCGTGTGAATCGGACACGTCCGTAACGCATAGGCGATGAGCGCTATGAGAGCAATAATTCGCCCACGAGCCCGGGACACCTGACCAGCCAATGAAGCAGCCGAAAGGTTGCTTTTTTGTTGGGCTGAAGGTGAAAAGATATGCTGACCTCGCGGGAAACCGCGAGAAGCGTGGGATAAAAAGCCCGCGCGATAACACTTGAAACGGCGGATTTAATCCCCTGCAGGAGATCTCCGAGCGCACCGGCGAGAGCATGGCCTCTCTGTATGACCGCATCAGCAAGGGTAAGATGGCCGTCAGCGAGATCACCGACAGTATGCGCTACGCCACCAGCGAGGGCGGCAAATTCTTCCAGTCGATGGAGAAGCAGTCCAAAACGCTGAACGGCCAGCTTTCCACGCTGAAGGACAACGCCATGCAACTGCTTGGAAGCATCACGGAGGACATGTCGGAAGACCTCGCCTCCCAAATGCTCCCGATGGTAAACAACATCGTCGGCGAATTGCAGACCGCATTTGACGAGGGCGGCTATCAGGGCCTTTTGGACACGGCCACGGACATGCTTCCCGATCTGCTGGGCATGATGACGGGCAGACTTCAGGACGCGATTTCCGGCCTGTCCAGATGGCTCCCGCAGGGCGTTAGCGCGATTATGTCCACGCTGCCCAGTGCGATCAAGGGCGCGTCAGCGATGCTCCCTCAGATCACCACGGCGCTGTTTGATACTGCGTCTATGGTGGTTTATGACCTAATTAACATGCTACCGGAGCTGATTCCGGCGCTGCTGAATGGCATCGGGAACATGGCAAAATCGCTCGCGGAAGGTGCGCTACATATGTTTGTCAGCGTGTTTGACGGTGTTCGCGATACGATTAAGCACCTGAATCAGGAATTTATCACGGATGGCGTTGATACGAACGCGCTGAAGAACCTCGATTTTAAGATGGACGTGGATGTGGACACGAGCGCGGCCACATCTAAAATTGCGACGGCCTACGACACGATCCGCGAAGCCCTACAGACGGATTTGCTGACGGACGAGCAGAAGAACGAGATCATGAGCATGCTCGGCGAGGATGCGAGCGCCATCAAGAGCAAACTCATGGAATTTGGGCTTCCCGAATCTGAGGCACAGGGCATTGCAGACCAGATCAGCAGCGGCGGAGCAACGATTGTTGATGCGCTGAATGCGCTGAATCTGGGCGTTGACGCTGGAACGATCGCGAAATGGTTTATACAGGCGAACGGCAGCAATGTGGCGCTGAGGCATTTCGCCGAAATGGCTGGGCTGGACGATGATGACGTTGACGCTATCATCGGCGTATACAATGAGGCGAACGGCAGACTGGCGGATGAAACGCCGAACATCGCCGAGACGATCTACGACGTGCTGACGGACGGGCTGACGGACGACGAGGAGACGGTCTCCGGGCTGAAGGCCAAGGTGGAAACATGGGCGACCGACCGCATGACCGACATAGAAGAGGGCTATAACGCAGCCCTTAAAAAGCTCGACCCCACCGCACCTGATTATGAAGCGAAAGTCGCGGAGCTGACCGCACAGTACGAGCAGGCCAAGAAGGACGTGCAGACGATCAAAAACGACTCGCTGGAGGTCGTTGACGCACTCGCCGGGCAATCCACAAAGGCCGTTCAGGCGGCTTATCAGGATATTGCAGACCTCGAAACGGAGATTAACGGTCTGGAAGAGCGTATAGCCGCGATGAAGGGCGAGGCGCTGTCCGCAGCGGAAAATGCCTACAAGGTTGTGACCGCCGGAGGCAAGGCCGACGACGCTACTATCAGCATGGCGGTCAGCCTGAAATTCAACGAGTTTAAGGTCGACGAGCAGGCGGCGCAGGATGAATACGACAAGACAATCGCCGAGCTGAACGAGCAGTTTTCGAATCGCGACATATCGAAGGAACAATACGACGCCGGCGTTCTGGAGGCGGAGACAACGCGAAGCGACGCTGTAAATGCTGCAAAGGAAGCATACGAGCAGGCTTGGGCGGCAATTATCCGGGGCATTGCAGAATCCGAGGGCAATGCGGCGGCGTTTGATGATGACACGATTATCAAAGCGCGCGCGGCGGAGATCGTAAAGCAAATGTTTGACGCGATCTCCGAGGGTGGCTTAGAAGCCGTTACGCCGGAGCAGAAACAGGCCGTTTCCGAAATGTTGACGAGCATTTTCGGCGGTGAAGCGTATTCCGTCGAGATGATGGACTTCCGAGGCCTCGGCCTTGTGCTGTCAGAGGCCTACGCGAATCTCCTTGATGACATAGACACGTCCGTTATATCCGGCAAGGCGCAGGAGGTTTGGGCAAATGCGCTGGATGAGGGCATATTGGTCGGAACAGATTTCGACGTGACGGAAAAGTCCGACGCTGTGGCGGCGCTGATGAGCAATGTTTACAGCGGCGCATCCACGGAAGTCAACGAAGCGGCGAAGTCGCTTATCGAAGAAGCCACTGACAACATGGATGACGCGGACGGAGCGAAAAAAGCTGGACAGGATACTGCGGCAGGCCTCAAGGCCGGGCTTTCGAGCGCGGTGAGCATCGCAAGGGATATGGGTAAAATGGCCGGTAGTGCTTTTGCCAGCGGATACCGGCAGACGATGCAAATCCAGTCGCCGTCGAAGGTCATGAAGCGCCTTGGCCGCTACACCGGCGAGGGCCTCGAAATCGGCCTGAACGAGTCGATGGCGCGCGCGGTGCGCGTGGCGAACACCATGCTGGGCGGCCTGACTACCTCGGCAGACCTGACGCGAATGACCAACGTCAACATGCCGGAGCTGCGGCAGGAGATTTCCATCGCCGCCGAGCAGAACAAGGTGCCAGTCAACATCGACGGTCGAAAGGTCGCGGAAATCCAAGGGCAGAATAATGCGTCGCAGCTCGCGTGGCTGCGCGCGAGAGACGCAAGGGGGTATGGGCAGCGATGAAAGCAGTCGGAAGCGCAAACGCGTGGCTGGAATATGCGGGCCACAAAAACACGGAATACGGCGTGGAGATGCTGTCCATGCCCACGCGGCCGCATCCGGCCCGCAAGGGCGATCTGATCGACGTTCCGGGGCGCAATGGCAAGCTCTTCATGGACGAGGGCGCGTATGACCGCGTTCTCGTCTCTGTCCGGGTGATCGCCGTGGACGGCAACATGGACGCGGTCAACGGCTGGCTGTCCGGCAGGGGTCTGCTGCGCTTCGGCGACGACCCGACCCGCGCCTACAACGCCTCCGTGACCAAGGAGTTCAGCGTCAGCAATCGCAATTCCCGCCTTCGCGGGCAGGAGTTTACCGTTGTGTTCGACTGCGAGCCCTTCCGCTATGTCTACCCCGCGCCTGCCGCACAGGAGATCACCACCTCCGGCGGGACGATCACCAATCCCGGCACCGTGTTTTCTCAGCCGCAGATCAAGCTGACGGGCAGCGGCGACATCACGCTGGTGGTCAACGGCTATTCCGTCGAGGCGCGGAGCCTGACGGACGGAGCGATCATCGACTGCGAGCTGATGGAGACGTTTAATCTGGCCAAAACCGCGTCGCTCAACAGCAGCTTTGTGATGGACGAGTTCCCGGTGCTGCGGCCCGGGACGAATATCATCACGTGGACGGGCAGCGTGACCAAGGTTGAGATCACGCCGCGATGGAGGTATCTATGATCAACATCTACCCGGCAGACACCGAGGACTTTTCCACGCTTGGTTTGGCCGTGCTCCAGCCCACGGAATGCACCGTGGAGGAAAAGGCCGGCGGCCTGATGGAGCTGGAGATGAAGCATCCCGTGGACGATCACATGAAATGGACGTATCTCCAAAACGGATGCATCATCAAGGCTCCCTGCGCGGTGCGCGAAGCGCCCATTGTGCGCATCCTCGACAACGTGCCCAGCGGCGCTACGCAGACCGTCACCCGCGCCATCTACAAGGTGCGAACCAACACCGGCGCGCGCCTGAGACTGCGGGCGAAGCCCAGCACCTCAGCCAAGATCATCCGCGCCTACAAGGTCGGGACGGAGGTCGTGCAGCTCTCCAAATCCGGCGACTGGTCGCGCGTCGTCATCAAGAGCGGCGGCGCGACGGGCTGGATGTACAGCCAGTATCTCAAATTCGACCGCAACGAGACGGAGACCGTAAAGGGCGACAACGACCAGCCCAGCGCCGTCATCGAGAGCAAACAGACGCGGGATCAGCTCTTCCGCATCTATTCCGTGGGGCGCGACGCGGAGACAGGCATGGTGGAGGTCAAGGCCTCCCACATATTCTACGACCTGTCCGGCGTGATCTGTACCAGAGACTATCATCCGGAAAACGTCGCCGCCGACACGGTGCTGAGTACCATTCTGGCCAGCGCCAGCGCCGAGCATGGCTTTACCTTCCACTGCAAGGTCACCAAGGCGATTTCCGGCGACTACACCGGCGCATCCATCGTCAAGGCACTGCTCGACCCGGACATCGGCATCGTGTCCCAGACCGGCGCGCGGATCATCCGCGATAACTACGACGTGTATATCCTGCCGGACGAGGTCATGGATCGCGGCATGGAGATTCGGCATCGCAAAAACCTTCTGGGCGCGGTGCTGACAATGGATGTATCCGGCGTGGTGACGCGCATCCGGCCCGTGGGCAAGGACAAGGACGGCAACCGCCTGATCCTCACCGAGAATAACGGATGGGTGGAGAGCGCCAACAAGGGCCTCTACCCCACCAGCCGGGACGCGGAAATCGAATACGACGTGAGCGTCTCCACGGCCAAGGACGCGCAGTTCAAAAACAACGCGGCGGCCCGGGCCGAGCTGAAGCGCCTCGCCCAGCAGGATTTTGCGGACGGCATGGACGCGGCTGCGGTGAGCCTCGACGTGCAGCTCGCGGCGCTGGAAAACTCGGCGGAATACGCGGACTACGCGCCGCTGCTGACGGTGTTTTTGTATGACAGCGTGCGTGTCGTCGCCTCCTACGTGGGCATCAACGCCAAGCTCCGCGTCAACGGCTACGTCTACGACTGCCTGCTGAAGCGCTATCAGGACGTGTATGTGGGCGACATCTCTGAGTTGGAGCAGACCACCTACGGCTACGAGATCGCCGATGGCAGCGTCTCCGGCGTGAAGCTCCTGCCGGGCAGCGTCAACGCCAACAGCGTCATGCGCAACGCCACCATCGGCTACGCCAAGATCGCTCAGGCGGCCATTGAGCAGCTGGCGGCGGACAGCATCGTGGCCATCCGGGCGGACATCCACGAGATCGTGGCCGGCAGCGTGACGACGGATCAGCTGTATGCCGACCTCGCCAGACTGGCCGTGGCGCAGATCACGACGGCGAACATCAAGGAGGCCAGGATCGACTGGGCGCAGATCGCCGAGCTGACGGCGCAGATCGCGAGTATCTCCAAGGCACAGATCACCACGGCGAACATCAACGAGGCCAATATCAACTGGGCGCAGATTACGTCCCTGTCTGCGGCCATCGCGGACATCGCGACGGCCAAGATCGGCGAAGCGGAGATCAAGTCGGCGCAGATCACCGATCTGGAGGCGGAAGTCGCGCGCATTGCGGCGGCGAAGATCGCCGTGGCGGACATCGACTGGGCGCATATCAAGGACTTGGTGGCGGGCACGGCCATCTTTACCGCGGGCGTGGGTGACAAGCTGCATATCGCGCGGCTGGCCGTTACTGAGGCGAATATGGTCAGCCTGAGCGTGGGCGAGCTGCTTGTCAAGGGGCAGGACGGCTCGTTTTACTCCGTGTCCGTGGACACGGATGGGAACATCGTCACCGAGAAAAAGCAGGTCGTGAACAGCGACGTGAAAGACCTTTCCATCAACGCCGGGGAGAAGATCATCGAGGGCACGGTCACGGCGGCATGTCTCAATGCCAACGACATCTTTGCCAACAACGCGACCATCAAGCAGCTCATCGCGGCCAACATCGACGTGGACACGCTGTTCGCCCGGGAAGCGACTATAAATTCGCTCAACGCGATGGATATTCGCGGGAACAAGTATTTGCAGCTGTATGTGACGGACAAGGTTGATGGAATCGCTGTGGGCGGTAGGAATCTGCTACGGAACACGAATCAGGGCGCGGTCAATTGGGACTGGTCTATGCAGACAGGCGGGAAAACCATCGAAGAGTATCTGGATGACGGTGTTCGGGCAGTCAAGATGACGAGGGATGCAGTGGAACAGACGGGCTGGAGCGTTATAGCCTACTCGGTCAGCGAAGACGCATACGCCCTGCTGGAGCCGAACACGGAGTACACGCTGAGCTTCGATTACAAGCCGTCGGTCGCGACGGCAAACGGAGTTATGTTTTCCATCCGAAGAGACGACGGCTCGAACGCTGCAACGAATGACGGCGGCTACTGGAAAGAGATTCCGGCGAATGAATGGACGCATGTCTCGGGTACATTCACAACGGTTGAAAACATTCCGGATTTCTTGCTTGGCTCCACCGAAATCTATATTACGAGACTGCCGACGACGGTCGGCTCCGTCCATATCTTCAAAAACCTGAAGCTGGAAAAGGGCAACAAGTCTACCGACTGGTCGCCCGCGCCGGAAGACCCGGCGGGCGCTCTGAGCATCGACAGCGACTACAGCAGGGTGGAAATCACCAAAAATCAGGTGAAGATCGTCAGCAGGGAGATGGAGGTAGCGGTGCCGTCGGAGGATGGCGAGGACGACGTATTGCGCGTGGACGCTGACGGCGTGCATGCCGAGGTGGTCGAGGCGGATCAGATTGTGTCGGAGTCCGTGGTGCACACTCAAGGCGCGGCGAGCTACACCCCGGCCAATGCGGGCGAGCTGGCGGTGATTCTTGAGGAATTGAGCGGAAAACACCTGACGGGGTTTGTTTACATCGACTGCAAAAATGTCACTTCGGGTAATTATACTGTTGCGAATCTTTCTGGCGAAGGTATAGTGAAACTCACTAACGGAACGATGAACCAACTAAAGATTGACAGCTGCGGATCGACGTCTGTATACGTTCTGAAGGTTAATTTTTCAAGCGCTGGGACTGCTTTGCTTTTAGAGAATTCGTCGGCACTATTCATTTCTGAATGCACGTTTAATGCAAGTGTTGGAATCGCAATGGGCGACGATTGGCCTACAAAGGCTATCGTATACAACTGCGGCGGCGATTGCAGTGTTATGGCAAGGGTCAATTGGGCATCGCAACTGCGAGTCCAAGGCTCGGGCAAACCTACCGGCACGATCTCTCTCGCTAACGGTGCTGAAGTCTACAACGCCACGCCCGATCCCACATTTACGGCGGCCAGCTCGCCCAGCATCCCCACGACCCAGACGGTGACGGTGAGCCTGTCTCCCACGAGCACGTCCACCAGCGGTTACGGCAGCAAGCTTTATCAGGGCCGCTACAGCAGCTCTCAGTCGCTGCGCAAAGGTGTGATGCTGTTTAGCTTGCCCAGCGATCTAACGAGCGCGGACAAGATCGACTCTGCGACGCTGACGATCAAGCGCATCGGCGGCGTGGGTCAGGGCGGCGGCGTGAACGTGCATGTGCGATGCTACGATGTGCCGGGCACACTCTACGCCAGCAAGACGGCGTATGAAAACCAGACGGTGAGTATCGACGTGACGAGCGCGGTCAAGGCCATGAAGACCAGCGGCTATACGGGCCTGATGCTCTACAATCCCGACACGACGACCGCTGGCAGCAAGTCTTACACGGCGAGCTATGCGCGGTTTGCTGGAAATGGCGAATCGGGCGCGCCGGTGCTGAAGATAAGCTATCGCAAGTAAGGAGGCAGAAACCTGTGAAATATGATGTGACCAAGGGCGGATACATACTGCTCGGCAGATGCGGTGAGAACCTCGCGAGGACGGTGGAGATCGATGTATCCGAATACCTCAAGGAGTACCCCGGTGCGGTGGTGACGCTGCTGCACCGGCGGCATGGCGAGAGCGGCATCTATCCCGTTGCGGCGGAGCTGCGGGACGGGTGTCTCGTCTGGCAGCCCACCAGCGCGGACACGGCCATTGTGGGCGACGGCGAGGCCGAGGTGCGCGTGACGGTGAACGGAGTGCTGGCCAAGTCCAAAATCCTCTCCACTATGGTTGATAAGAGCCTGACGGGGCAGGAGACGGACGCACCGGAGCCGGGTATGGACTGGGTGGACAAGATTACCACCGCCATCGACAGCGTCAAGAACATGAAGGCCGAGGCTGAGAGCGTGGCGTATGGCGAACCTGCCACGGCGGAATACGACGGCAAAACGGGGACGATGCACTTTGGCATACCTGAGGGCAGGCCGGGCAGGGACGGCACGGATGGTAAGGATGGAGCACCCGGTGCTAAAGGCGATCCCGGTGAACAAGGCCCGAAGGGCGAGCCGGGCAGCGACGCGTCTGTGACCGCTGAGAACATCCAATCTGCGCTGGGGTATGCACCGGTTAAAGACGTGCAGGTGGCTGGGACGAGTGTGCTGGCTGACGGTGTGGCGAATGTGCCAGTAGCGCAGACGTGGGTAACCGGAGCAAAACATCCGGGCGTATCTGCGCCATCCATCTCGCATGGATTGTATATTAGTGATAACCTTATCAAAATCTATCCGGCAGAATTAGATAATATTGAAAGACGTGTGTTGGACAGACCTATCACGCCAACGAATTTGGACAAAGCCGTCAAAGCCGCCATGTGCGACGGAAAAGGCGCGGCGTGGACGAGTGCTGAACGGCTTGCGGCGCTCCTGCGGCTTGGGTGCACTGTGGGCGATGACGGCATTGTGCGCTGGACTGCGCAGGCGGGAGGCTGATTATGAGATACGTTTACGCGGCAAAGCCTGAGTATAATCCTACAACGCACAATCTGTATGAAACCTATCAGTTGGAGGATGACGTGTTTCACGTTAATTACGAGATCCAGCCAAAGCCAGATGAGGACGGGTACACACCGACCCCTGATGAGCAACCGCAGGGAGCACCGACGTTACGAGAGCGCCTCGATGTGCTGGAGGGCACGACAGATGATATTATCCTGATGATGGCAGACCTGATTGGAGGGGGTGAATAACGTGAAGACTTTGAACAATCTGAAACTGCGGATCATGGTGCGGGCGTTCCGCATCCGCATCGGCAACGGCGAATCCTTTGAGGACATCGCGGCGGACTACCCCGCTCTGACCACGGACGACCTTGAGGCCATCCGCACCGCGCTGGGGGTGGAGTAATGGCAAACTGGAACACGGGGCACAACCATTTTCCGGCGGATGTGGGGGTGCAGTGCGGACTTATCGCTGCGACGAACGTATCCAGCGGCAGCTATGCAGATGTATCGGTGACGTTCCCCAAGGCGTTTCAGAGCGTGCCTGTAGTGGTGGTGGGCTTCAAGTCAGAGTCCACTGCGGGGACATTTGGGCGATGCTGCGTGTCGGTGAACGGTTTGCCCACGACCACGGGTTTCACGGCGCGGATTTTTAACGGTGATTCATCGGGACGCATGCCCGCTGTGACATGGATTGCGGCGGGAACGCCGAAATGAGAAAGGATGGATGAAACATGGCGACGGTACGGGTAGGATCGGCGAGAATCGACGAGAGGGGCAAGGCCTACGGCGGCAAGGCGGGCGACCAGACCGGACGCGAGCTGAGCACGCAGAAGTGGTATCTGCACAAAAAGGGCTGGCGGGTGTTCCGCGCCAAGGATCGCGCGGCGGCGCTGAGGATCGCCGCGGACATGGAGGCGGCGTGCGGCAACAGCCACATCGGCTACGACCAGTGGCAGCGCAACACGCTGTACAAGGTGGCTGAACCGCTGGGCTTTGACTGCGCCAAGGTCAAGACCAACTGCGAGACGGACTGCTCGGCGCTGGTGCGGGTGTGCTGCGCCTACGCGGGTATCATGGGGCTGCCCAGCGATTTCCGGACGGGGAACATGCCCGCGAATCTGCTGAAAACCGGCGCGTTTGTGGAGCTGAAGGGCGCGAAGTACACCGACCAGAGCGCGTACCTCGGCAAGGGCGACATCCTCGTGACCAAGACCAACGGCCACACGGTGGTGGTGCTGGATGACGGCGCAAAGTACGAGGGGACTGTCGAGGCCAGGGAGTATGCGCTGGGTGAGCGGCTGCTGAAGCACGGCGCGGAGGGCGCGGATGTGAAGCAGCTCCAGCATTACCTCATCCAGCTGGGTTACGATCTGGGCAAGTGGGGCGCGGACGGCGAGTTCGGCGACGCCACGGAGCTTGCGGTGATGGCGTTTCAGGGCGACCACAAGCTCGGCATGGACGGCCAGTACGGCCCCAAGAGCCACGCGGCCATGCTGGAGGCGCTGGAAGCGGACAAGCCAGAGGCGGAGCATCGCTATGTGGCCATCGAGGGCGGCAATTGCTACGTGCGCACCGCGCCCAACACCGACGGCAAAATCCTCGGCGTGGCGCATCGGGGCGACGTGCTCCCCTACGGCGGCGAGAAGGCCGACAACGGCTGGCTGCTGGTGGCCTATGAAAATCAAAACGGATGGGTGTCCGGCAAATACGGGAAGCTGAAATAACAGGATTGGAGGGCAAGCCCATGAACGACGAAAACCACCTCCACGAGATCGGCGAGGAGCTTGCGGCGCTGAAGGCCCGGAACGAGGCGGATCACAAAAGCTATCAGCGCCGCATCGGCGCGCTGGAGGAGGCTCAGTCCAAGCAGACGGAGATGCTGCTGGCCATCCAGAACATCTCCAATGCCCAACAGAACATCGTGACCAAGGTCAACAGCATCGACGGCAAGGTGGACAAGTTGGGCAAGCGCATCGACGTGATCGAGAAGGAGCCGGGCGATAAATGGAAAAAGCTGGCCTTTGAAATCGTCAAATACGTCGTGCTGGCCGCCGTCGGCGTGGCGGTGGGCTACATCATCAAAGGGGTATAACGAGAAAGGAGAAAAACCATGAACATCAATCTGACCCCCATCATCCAGGCGATCATCGCGCTGCTTGCGGCGCTGATCACCTACAAGCTGATCCCGTGGATCAAGGCGCGGACGACCAACGAGCAGCAGGCGCTGCTCAAAGCGACCATCAAGACGATGGTCTTTGCCGCCGAACAGCTCTACGGAGCCAAAAACGGCACCGAGAAGCTGGACTGGGTAATCTACCAGCTCAGTCAGCGCGGCTACAGCGTGGATCGAAGCGAAATTGAGGCAATTATTAAAGAGAACATGGATGCCCTGCACACTTACTCCCCCAGCGAAACGAAGGCACGGGAGGAGGAAACCGAAGCCGAGGACGAAAAGCCTCCCGAGGAATAACCCCGGGAGGCCGCGCATATGATGAAATACGACGAGTACCCGCAGTTTGACGGCGTGACCTCGTCGGTGATGTCGCGCCTCATCATCGAGGCGCGGCTCGCGCCGTCAGATGTGCATATCGCCGCCTCTCGCCTCGTCTGGGGCATGGACTATGCGGACATCGCCGCGGCGGTGGGCATGGACAGGAGCGCCGTTTCCAAGCGCCTGCGCGGGCAGATCGTCCCGCGCATCGAGCTGGTGATGCAGGCGGTGGACAAGTGTATGTAGGCTTTCAGGCCGGTGGAGCAATCCGCCGGCCTTTTTTTCTTTTGGATTTTGCAAAAAAAGTTTGGGAAATCCTCTAAAAAGGCTTGACTAATTACCAAATTTGGTATATAATATAGTCAAAAGGTTGAGAGAGACAAGACCGACCGGCGGCAGGCCCGCCAGAAAGAGGAGGAAATACAATGGCAATGGCAAATGTGAAGCTCATCTGCAAGGCGTGCGGGAACGAATTTACGTGGTCGAAGAAATGCTACAGCCGCCGGGACGCTGACAGCAGCGAGGCTTGGGCGCGCGAGAACATCACCCTTTGCCCCGAGTGCGCCGCGAAGGCCCGCCGCGAAGCGGAAGCCGCCAAGCAAGCCGAGGCCGTCAAGGCGCTGCCGGTGGAGCTCCCGGACAACCTCACCGGCAGCGAGAAGCAGATCGCCTGGGCCAAGGACATCCGCGCCAAGTACGCGCTGATGATCCAGCGCGAATACGTCAACGAGGCCGATGACGACCTCCGCGTCTACTACGTCAATGTGCTCGACGTGATCATCGCTGAAAACACCAGTGCCAAGTGGTGGATCGACCATCGCGACGAGCTGAAGAACATCACCTCCGGCGGTCAGATGTATGCCGACCGCATGCAGGCGTGGATGGATGAGTATAAGGTCAGCGATCCCGAGGGCTACGCCAAGATGATGGATATCGCCAACAGCTAAGACAACCAAGCCCTCCCGGCCGGGCGAAAGACCGGGAGAAGGAGGAAACCATGACGGAGAAAGCTCTTGAAATCATGCAGAACTGCAACTGCAAGCTAATCTTGTTTGGCCCCAACGAGGGGAAAATGATGATCTCTGCTCATACAGCCAGCGGAAAGACGATCTGCAGCGAAATCAAAGAGGGCCTGTGGCGCGAAGAGGCGCAAGAAATTAAGGCCTATCTTACTGCTGAGCGAAACGCCCAATTGGTCGAAGAAGCCGCAATCCAAGCGAAGATCGACGCGATTGAAGGGCTGAAAGAGATCAAGTCGGCGATCTATGATCGCCAGCGCTATCACCGTGAGTTTAATGCCATGATGGATGATGAGTTTAACGATGGTGCGTTCCCACCGAAGCCGCCGAAGGCAGACGTTGATGAGCTCATGGCGAAATATCCCCGCGCTACTGCCTACATCAAGGCGGAGAAATACAGTTATGCAGCGCACGACGTAAAGTCCAAAGCCGGAAAGAAGGCTCTTGAAAAGATCATCAACGGTGAAGACTACGAGAAGGCCATCGCCGATATGGAAACTGAATGGACGGCACATGTCGACAAACATATGTGGGATTAAATTAAAGACGTAGCATATAAACGGAAAAGGAGGAAGAAACTGTGTTTAAGATGTATCTGCAAAAGAACGGTATTTTCGACGAATGCGAATTCGACAACCCTGAAGAGGCCTACGAGTGGTCTCTAGGCCGTGGCGGCGCCTATCATGTCGTGATCGACGGCGGAAGAGCGGAAGAAGGCGTGTGGGGCGAGTACTGGGTAAGCGGTAACCGAACGATCAACCTAAACAGTCCGTGGAACGACGAGCCTTATTTTGTCGATAAAAACTGGTGCATCGCAGAGATCAAGCGCGTATCGCGCGTCAGGAGGCAGCCCAATGCGCACTGATCCACGCCCAAACCGAAACACCAGCAGCAGCCCCATCGCCCAGCGCCGCATCGCGCTGGGCATGACCCAAAAGCAACTCGCGGAAGTCGCGGGCTGTTACCCAAAGGACATCTGCCGATGGGAGCTTGGCAAGTGCGAACCGCGCATCAACTCCCTGCTCAGACTGGCCGAGGCGCTGAATTGCACTGTGGACGAGCTGCTTAAGGACTGATAAAACAAAAAGACCGTAGAGATAAACTCGGCGGTCTTTTTGTCATCGGTAGGTTCATCCCCAGCTGCCCAGCATCAGGGCAGTTTCGCTCGGTGCTCCGAGCCTGACAGCCGCCATCTCTGACGACACCTATATCTTAACACAACATCAACGCATTGTCAATACTATGACGGGCGTTATTTTCATTTTTGACCAGATTTTCTGTAAGTACACTTCAAATTTCACTATTTTTTTGATACGTCTTACGTTTTTTCTTGTGTTGTATCTTCAATCTCTTCGCTTTTTTCGATTTTTCCCGCCAAACTCGCATAATTTCCCGCGCCGCATCGCCACCTGTGCGAAAATGTCCTCAGAAAGCGAGGTGCAACGCATGGCTTATAACTACCCATTCCCCCAGCCCGCTGTGCCGGGATATTTCAACGCCAATTACATGCCCCCTCAGCCGCAGATGATGCAGATGACGCAACAGCTGCCGCCGCAGAACAGCGGCGCACAGAGCAATGTGTCGTGGATCTACGTCAACGGCGTGCAGGGCGCGCGCGACCACATCGTCCAGCCCGGACAGACGGCGTGGATGATGGACAACAACGACCCGGTCATCCACGTCAAGGCCGTGGACAGCATGGGCACGGCGACGCTCAAGTCGTTCCGGCTGCTGGAAATCGACCCGCAGGCCCAGACGCAGGCTGCGCCCGCGCCCCAGATCGACATGTCGCAGTTTGCCACCAAGGACGAGATTAAGGCTGTGTCGGACAAACTGTCGCAGCTTGAAAACGCGCTGGGAGGGATCAACCTGTGAGCAACCCTCTCATCGGCATGATGGCCAAACAGGCCAACGCCCAGATGCCGGGAATGCAGATGCTTCAGCAGTTCCGGCAGTTTCGGAAGATGTGGTCGCCGCAATCCGCCCAGCAGAAGATCAACGAGATGCTGCAAAGCGGCCAGATCAACGCCCAGCAGCTTGAGCAGGCGAAGCAGATCGCCGAGCAGATGCAGGGATTTTTCAAGGAATGATTCTTCGCTCGGAGCGCTACGGGCTGAGGATAAATATCAAAAAGGAGTGACCTAAATGGACAATATGACCCTTGCCGACATCGCGGCCGTGACCAATAAGGATCGCAACTGCGACGGATTTTTCGGCGACGGCGGTTTCTTTTGGATCGTCGTGCTCTTCCTGGTATTCGGGATGATGGGCGGCGGCCTGTGGGGTAACGGCAATGCCGGCCTTCAGGGCGCGCTCACCCGTGGCGAGATGGCCGACGGTTTTAATACCGCCGAAATCCTCCGCAACCAGAACGGCCTGATGCGCGACCAGTTCGGCGTGCAGCGCGACGTGCTGGAGAACCGCTACAACACCCAGCTCGGCTTGGCCGGCATCGACAAATCCATCATGGAAAATCGGTTTGCCGCCCAGCAGTGTTGCTGCACCACCCAGAAGGAAATCATGCAGAACCGCTACGATGCTGCGCTGCAGGCTCAGGCCATGCAGGCCCAGCAGGCGCAGTGCTGCTGCGACGTGAAGACCGCCATCCACGCGGAGGGCGAGGCCACCCGCGCGCTCATCAACGCCAACACCATGCAGGAGCTGCGCGACAACCTGCAGGCGGCTCAGCTCCAGCTCGGCACGCTGTCGCAGACCAACACGCTGCTCTCGGCCATCAACAAGACCCCTGTGCCGGCGTACCTGACGTGCAGCCCGTATCAGTCGGGCTACAACCCCTACGCCACGCAGGGCTGTGGAAGCTGCGGAGCCGGTTACGTCGCGTAACCAACTGACATACGCGTTATAACAGCGCCTGCGCCCGTCCGAGCCATGCGCCGGGCGGGCGCTGTAAATGGAAGGAGAAAATGAATAATGGAAGAAAGAATCAACGCACTCCGCTCCCGAGCGATTACGGCGCTCGAAAAGATGGAGCCGGAAAAAATGTCGGTGGACGAACTGGAGCGCTACGCCGCGCTGCTATGGAAGTTTACCCCGATAATGGGGATTGGCACCTTCAATTTGCCGAAGAAGGAGGACTGACAATGGCCTGTAACTGCAATGTGAAAAACATTCACTACAAGAGCGTCCAGACCGCGTACAACAACGCCGACCAGACGTTTGCCGCGACGGGATCGCAGGTGGCGATCCTCGGCAATCTGGGCATGGACACCGGATGCGCCATCACCACTCAGAGCGGCGGCTTCCGCGTCAACGCCCGAGGCATGTATCGCATCAGCTATGATGTGACCTACACGGCTACGGCGGCGGGCACGGGCATTGTGCAGCTCTACCACGATTCCGTGGCGCTGCCTTGCGCCATTGCTCAGGACACCGTGACCGCAGCGGGCGTTAAGACCGCCCACGTCGAGACGGTGATCAGCCTCAACAGCTGCCCCAGCGTCAACCCGGTCATCTCCGCGCAGATCAGCGGCGTTGCCGGCGTGGTAAACCACGTCTGTGCAAGCATGGTCAAGCTGGCCTAAGGAGGCGCGGATATGAAGATCATCAAGCGCCTGAGCAACGACATCGCCGGTAACATCGAGGAGGCCCGTAGCAAAATCCGCACGGCCTACGATCTCAAGGCGGAGCATCCCGAGGCCGCCGGATGGTACCGGGAAATGGCCGCTGCCCACATCAATTTCAACACCAACGGCCACGCCGTTGTGAAGAAGCTGATCGAGGGATACAAGGCCTCCGAGGAGTACAAGCGCAACCCCGCCTACGCCGACGGTATGATCGTCGCGTGGGAAGCCATCCACAATGACCTAATCGCCAAGACCGCAGAGGTCAAGGCGATGATCGATGGGTGGAAATGAGTTATGGGTGGGGCGAAATCCCCACCCACTTTTCCACCCGTTTTGGTTCCGGACGCGCTTTTGCCATGTACGATATAGCCATATTTTATAGGCGTAATACGGCTATGCTTATAGCAAAATGCACTATATTTGGCAAATGTGGCGGGTTCAAGTCCCGTCGACCGCACCAGCGAAACCACCGAGAAACAGGGACTTTCTCGGTGGTTTATTTTTTTCTTCCACCCACTTTTCCACCCACTTGCGGCAAAAAGCGAGAAAACGCGTCATCAACAATATTTGCCGCGCGCACCATATCGCCGTTGACGGCGTGCCCATATACGCCGGACGTATCCATATCTTCGCTGTGTCCGATCATTGATTTCAGCAGCGGCAGGGGAACGTCGTTTTGAACGACTGAGACGAACGTATGCCGTAATTCGTGCAGGCTGCATCCGAGGTCGTGCTGATTGCGGAAGGTGTCCCACATGGAGTACAGATGGGAGCTGTTCAGCATCTCGCCGTGCTCGTCCGGAAAAACCCACGGAGAAATAATCGACATCCCGATCAGCATTTCGTGCTGCGCGTCCAGCTCCGCTTTCGCCGCGTCGGATAATGCAAATGACCTGCGCGCGTTATCGTTTTTTCCGGCTGTGATTTCCTGCTGCGCATTCACGCTCCGCTTGATCGTCACTACGCCGTCGACAATGTCCTCGTTTCTCAGGCCACACAATTCCCCACGGCGCAAGCCAGTTAGAACGAGGAAACGCCACGCGTGAATGAAAAAAGAGCGCTCTATGTGGCCCCAATGTATGATCGTATCCTCTGTAAACAGTGTCTTCAGCGCAACGGGCTGTAGGATTTTCCGATTTGCCTCCGGCGCGTCCTTGGTAATGGGCAGATCGCCGCGCTCAAGCAATTCGATTTCCCAGCGCTCACGCCGGGCAAAATTGACAAATGCGGAAATCGACAGCTTGATATTCTGCAATGATCGCCGCGACAATCCGTTTCTTTGTCCGGCGTCTATGCAGGCGCGCCACATGTTCGGCGTTATCTTAGACAGCCGCGTGTTTCCCAACTCCGGCAGCAGATATATGCGCCCCAGGTATTCGTGCTTTTTCCAGTTCGCCGTTCCGGTGCGCTGCTTCTGGTCCTCCAGAAACAGCGCCCACGCCGCATCAAAGCGCATCTCTGTCGTTCCCTTTTCCAGCCATTCGTCCGCCTTGCCCTCTGCCTCGTGTTTGCCCTTGCGGCCCTTGATGGACGAGGTAAACGCCTTACGCTTTCCGTCGAGCTGCACTTTAACCTGCCAGTAGCCCTTAGACTCTATCCAGATGGCTTCGGCATGCCGTTTCACCGCCATATTCTCGCTCCTCTCAAAATGAAGCGGTGACAGATCGTCACCGCTTGAATCTCATCCTCTTATCCACCCAACTGATGGGATCATCCAGTCGATGAAAAACATCAGCACAAACAGCCCCATCACGATGTACGAAATGGCCATCGCTATCCTTGCGCGCCTGCGCTCGTAGGCGATGGCCTCTTCGGCGCGCTGGTGATCCTCCGTGGCGATTCTGCCTCTGTGCTCAATTCGCTCGTCCTTTTCGTCCAGCCGCGCTTCCAGTCCGGCAATCACGGCCTTGTAGGCCTGATCCGTGTCTCCGTCGGCCATGTGTCCGTCCGCTCTGATCCCGGCCAGCTCGTCCAGGCTGCCGCCCAGACAGACGACCAGCCTGCGGAGAATCTCGTAGCTCGCGGACTCGTCGTCCAGCGCGGAAAAGTATTTCCCGATGGTTCCGATGGGCACGCCCGATTCATCCGCGATCTGCTGCTGGGTGTATCCCCTCGCTTCCTTCAGCTGTCGTAAGTACGCCGTCACCTTCTGTTCCAATGCAGTACGCCTCTTTTCGACATTCTTATTCGATTCTTCCCGTGGGAAGAATAGTTTTCCATACAAAAAGTAAATTCTTCTCCGGTTCTTCCTGTGCGCTATTGTTCTTCTCAGGCAGACGTGCGACTATATATATAGCAGATTATTACAACGGACGGAGGAAAAATCACGATGACAAACGCCATGCATGATCCTGTTTACCGCGGCCAGCTTGCGCGCAAACTCTCCCACGACGGGAGGTTCCAGGTGATCTTCGGTCACTACCCGGACGATCCGGAAATTTTCGAATTTGTCTCGGCCCCGGTCGGCGGTGGCAAGCCCGTCCGATACATCAACCTCGATGCGCGGCCCGGCGCGAAAACCTCACGCCTGATTCGAATTTGATCTGACCGCCCCGCCTTTCGGCGGGGCGCGCCTCGTTACTGAGCCTTCCCATCTGGGAGGGGCTCTGCCTTCTTCGCGGCGACCGCCGCGCCCTGCTGGGCCTTCTCCAACACGCTGACCTCGCCGGGATCGACCGTGACCTTGGTCGTGTCGCGCTTTGCCGGTACCGCGGACTGCACTCTTCCAATTTCGTGGTCGACTACCCAATTAATCAGTTCCCTGCCATGCTGATCGAGCTTGTCGTATTTGGCGGCGATTTTCATCGCCGCTGATGACGGAAGCCAGTCGTATTCAGTACCTATAATATAGTCCCCTGATACATTCAACGCATTCGCAATAGCTGTGATTCGACTTGAGTCCGGCTCACGCGTACCTGTTTCATACCCAGTAATTGTGTTCTTGGCGACCCCTATCATTTCCGCTAATTGCAGTTGTGTATAGCCTTTTTCTAAGCGCGCCTTTTTTATGCGCTCTCCAACTGTCATTGTTTTCACCTCGGTTTTATTATAACCGATATTTTGTTTTAAGTCAATAAAAAACATCGCATTTCGCGAACTATTTTTTGCAAAACCCCTTGACAATATCGCAATCTGCGACTATAATATAGTCACAAGGTCGCGATTCGCGACTCTTTAATAAAAGACTGGAGGTGAAATGATGTTCCCTAATCTGCTTGGACAAAAAGCCTTTCATAAAATGTCAAACGATGATATGGCTGCGGTGATCGGTGTAAGCCGCCCAACGTTCGAAAATAAGCTGGCAACTGGCAAATTCACCGTGCGAGAGATCAATGCTTACATTCGGCTTTTCAAAAAGCCCTATGACTATCTCTTCGCCACCGATGATGACCAGACAGCCTAAGCCCTGACGCGAAAGGAGAAAACCCCAAATGGAAGCAAAATCCGCAGTCTGGTCGGCGAAGAGCCGAACGGTGATCGAAGTCCAGTCCGCATACGGGAAGGGAACGGAAGCCGACCCGTCCCGTATCGTGACGGAGTACTGGTCAATGGAGGGGGAGCTGCTGGCGCGGAATGACCCGCTCCGGGAAAACGGTCAGGGGTGACGTTTCGCCTCAGCGTCCGCGCTGGCTGAAAGGATACTGTTATATAGCTCGTTGGTTTCATGCCGATCTATATACCAGTCCTTGATGAGGCGCTCAACGGCGGCGATGAGCTTTGCGGCGGTGTCGCGGTCGATGTCAATGATAAGGTTGACGTCTTTCTCCATATGCGCGCCGATGTTTCCGAGTTTGCGCAGCGCATCCAGGACAGACCATTGCAGGGGCGGAATCAGGGGCTTCAGCTGATTGATCTCGTCGTTGAGCGATCTGCCGGAAATCCCCCAGGCGTCGCGGATCATCCCCTGAAGGCAACGGCGGCAGAGAGTAGCGGCCGCGCGCGGGCTGTCCTGAAGGATAGTGCAGGCCTCCTGATAGTCCGTGCGAATGGCCTCGGGGACATAATCCGGGACATGCATAAATGCAGCGCGTGGATAAATGTTGGCAATGAACGGATGATCGCCCCATTGGCGGGTAGCAGTCACTGACATCTCCTGACAGACAGGGCATGTGAAGAATTCAAACTGGATCACGTCACCGGCAGGAATGCAGTTGCCGATGGGGTCTCGACGAATTTTCTCATGCGGCAGGAAAAGGCTGGTGTAAGTGGGAGGGAGCTTGCCAATTACAGTACCGCAGAAAGGACAGCGGAAAGAAGTCAAAGGAACAACCTCCAATCGAAGAATTGAGTAAAACGATTATAACACACGGAAAGAACGATGACAATGGTCAAGACCGCGCATCTGACAAAAAGGAGGAACCCCCAATGCGTAACTACTACATCAGCAACTCCAACATCATCTACACCGAGCGTGAAAAGACCCAGAGCGTGTGGCCGGGCTGCCAATTCGAACTGATCGGCTCCTTCCGTTCCCGCCGCGAAGCCTACAACTACTGCTTCCAGCACGGCGTATACACCTGTGAGGGCAAGCGCATCTGACCAAGCCGAAACACCCGCGAGGGTGTCCGCCGGAACCGCCCCACCGGCGCTGACGATGGCAGGGCAAGCAATGACAGACAAAGGATGTGAGACTCGATGAAGAGAAAGCCCCAGCCCCCCGCTCCCAAGGAGCGCCCGCTGACCCCCAGCGAGGCCATACTGGAGCATCTGGCCAAGCTGCCGGAAAAGGATCAGTATCTGGCTCTGGGCTTCGCCGCGGCGCTGAGAACCCGGCAGCCGAAGCAGAGCCAGAGCGCGTAAAGCCCGAAAGGAGATGCCCCTATGGCCAAGCCGTATGCCAAACTGCGCGGGCTGATGGTGGAGCATGACGACACCCAGAGAGACCTCGCCCGGCTGCTGCTGCTCAGCCCGCAGTCCGTCTGCGACCGGATGTCCAACCGCGCCGAGTGGAAGCTCGGCGAGATGTACGCGGTGATGAATCACTACCGCGTGCCCCACGACCGCCTGAATCAGGTGTTCCCGATGAACGGAAAAAACGAGTAAAGGAGAGACCGACCATGCTGTTCGACATCGCCCAATGGCTGGGCATCCTCTTCGGGGCCGCGTTCCTGGTCTGGGTGACGCGCCCCGGCACGCCGGTCAGGCGCAAGCGTCATCCGTGGTTTGACCGGGCCTGAGTGCCCGGACATGGGAAGGCCAGTGCAGGAGCGGTCTCACCTCCCGCTTCGCCCGGTGCGGCTCCGGGACTTCCCGCCAGCAACCCTGTGGAACTCAACTGACTTACACGACTTACTTGTCCGACAGGTAAACCAACCCATAAAAGGAGGAAAAAGGATGGCGAAAAAGCTGACGCGAACCGGAGAGCCTCTGCTGCGCGTGCGGGAAAACGTCGTCAAGCTCAACCACGCGATGGAGCGCAGAGAGTATCTGTTGCAGAGATCCCGCGAGCTGCAGCAGCAGGGCCGAATGGCCGCCGCGCATCTCGCCCTCGACTACGCCGAGCGCTGCGATCAGGAAATCGACGAGCTGAGCGCTCAGATGGACGGAGGGAAAAGCTGATGGCCGCGTTGTATGAGATCGAAGCCCGCTACGCCGACCTGCTGGCGGCGCTGGACTGCGCCGAGACCGAGGAGGAGGCCGAGGCCCTCTGGAGCCAGCTCGACGCGATAGAGGATGACGTGAAGGACAGGGCCGAGGCCTACGCCCGGATCGTCCGCAGCAAGCAGGCCGAGGCCGAGAGCTACAAGGCCGAGGCCCAGCGCCTCGCCAAGCGCCAGAAGGCCGCAGAGAACACCGCCGAGCGCCTGAAGGCGCGCCTGCTGGACTGCATGCAGCGCCTCAACATTAAGGACGTGCAGACCAGCATCGGCAAGTGGCGAATTCAGATGAATCCGGCGAGCTGTCAGGTGCTGGACGAAGCCCGTGTGCCCGAGGAATTTCACGTGAAACAGCCCGACAAGATCGACAAGACGGCGATCCTCAAGCACTGGAAATACACCGGCGAGCTGCTGCCCGGCGTGGAAATCACCCAGAGCGCGGGGCTGAGATTCCGATGAGGGCGGCGGTGAAGGCCACGGCGCAGATCGCCGCCGCGCCCCTGCGGGCGGCCGGAAAGACCACGATGATTCTGGATGTGTTCGGCGACCGTGCCGAGGCGCTGGAGGCCCTGCAGAATACCGTGCTGGACGTGGAGCTGAAGCCCCACCGGGAGCAGCGTAGCATCAGGGCGAACGCCCTGTGCTGGGAGCTGTGCTCCCAGATCGGCCGGAGCCTGTCGCCGCCGCTGCCCAAGGAGGAGGTCTACCGGGACGCCATCCGCGCCGTGGGCGAATACGACCAGTATTACATCCGCGAGGAGGCGCTGGAGGCGTTTCTGGCGACCCGGAAGCTGCTGGGCGTGGGCTGGTTTGCAGAGGTGGTCGGCGACGCGCCGCTGCGCGGCTATGTGGAGGTGCTGGCCTACAAGGGCAGCAGCGTCTACGACAGCCGGGCGATGGCCTCGCTCATCGACTATCTGGTGGATCAGGCCGAGCAGATGGAGCTTACTATCGCCTACGACCTCAGACAGATCGAGCGCATCAAGGAGGACTGGGGCCGCGAGTTCGCCCGCCGGGCGGCGGCCATCGAAAAAGGAGGAAATTGAGATGTCCCAGAGAGACAACACCCGACGCATCGCCGGCTTCCGCGGCGCGGAAGTGCAGAGCGGCGCAAGGCTGCTGATCCCGGTTCCCGCCGACGAGTATTCCCGCCTGACGTGGGATTCGGCGATGCTTGACGTGATCGCGGCATTCGCGGAAAAGAACAGCTACATCGACATGACGCTGGTCAAGACGCTGCTCGCGGCGCGCGGCCAGCAGGCTGAGGAGGAAGCGTAATGGCAATCCCGGTTCTGATTCTCGGCGAATCCGGCACCGGCAAGACCACGAGTCTGCGGAACTGCCCCCCGGAGCGCTTCGGCATCATCAACGTCAGCAAAAAGCCGCTGCCCTTCCGCAGCAGCTTCAAGACCTACAACACGGACGACTACGGCAAGATCACCGGCGCGCTGAAGCTGGCCAGGGCTCCGTCGATGGTGATCGACGACAGCCAGTATCTCATGGTCAACGCGTTCATGCGGCGCTCGAAGGAAAAGGGCTACGACAAGTATACGGACATCGCCAACGCCCACTGGAGTCTGGTGGATTTCGTCATCAACAACCTGCCCGAGGACATGATCGTGTACTTCATGTCTCACATCGACCGCGACCAGCAGGGCAACGAGAGGGCCAAGACCGTCGGACGCATGATCGACCAGTACATCACGCTGGAGGGCATGTTCACCATCGTCCTCAAGACCCACGTGCAGGACGGCCACTACGGCTTCCTCACCCACAACAGCGGCTTCGACACGGTCAAGACCCCGCTGGGGATGTTCGAGGTCGACGAGATCGACAACGACCTCTTGATTGTGGACGACGCGATCCGCGAATTTTACAGCTTAGGAGGAAAACGCAATGATCCGGATCCCGAATGACTACGACAGCGCCAGAGGCTATGACGGCAGCGCGCTCCAGCTCACTCCCGGCGGCCACATCTGCCGCATCCGCGGCGCGCGGGTGGAGCAGTCCCGCAGCGGAAACGACATGCTGGTGGTGGCCTTCGACGTCGTCGAGGAGGGCGAGTTCAACGGCTACTTCCAGCGGCGCTTCGAGCGCGCCAAGTCCTACAACGCCTACGCCAACTGGCCCGGCGTGTTCCGCACCTCGATCCTCACGACGGACGGAAGAACCAACAGCTACTTCAAGGGCTTTATCGAAGCCGTGGAGGCCAGCAACGCGGGCTACAGCTTCCGCCAGAGTGGCGGAAACGAAGGGACGCTGAACGGCAAGCTGGTGGGCTTCAACTTCGGCGAGGAGGACTTCCGGGCGCAGGACGGCAGCGTCAAGACCTCCGTCAAGCCCTTCTACGCGGTGAGCGTCGCAAAGGTACGCGAGGGAATCGCGCCTCCGGCGAAAAAGCTGCTGGCCGACGCGGGCAGCGCGCCCCGGCCCGTCGGGCAGCCGGACGCAAACGGCTTCCAGCCGGTCGAGGACGACAAGCTGCCCTTTTGAGGAGGCCGACAATGCTGACGTGTGACGCCTGCACCTGCTGCCGCGACTGCGACGCGTGCGTGAGAAAGGAGTGCGAGCATGGCTGTGCCGAGCCGAACGGACATCCCAGTGGGGCGGAATAACGCCGTCACCCGCATGGCGCTGGCAGGGCGCTGGGACATGCCTGACCGCAAGGTGCGCAGGCAGATCGCCCGCTTTCGGGAGGACGACAGCGACGGCATGATCGTCGTCTCCTCCTCCCGCGGGCGCGGCTACTACCGCACCAGTGACCCGGAGGAAATCCGCGCCTTTATTGGCGACACCGCCGCCCGCATCCGCAGCCTTTCGAGGCTCCTGATCTGCGCGCGGCGGGCGCTCAGGCGGGCGAACGGGCAGATGGAGATGGAAATCGAAAAGGAGGTTATGTAATGCCGTATTTTATGCCCTGCCCCTTTTGTGGAGCGAGAACGCCGATTGTGCGTCTTGAAACAGACATTTCTGATTTCACTCTGGAAAACCCGGATCACGTATGCCGCGTGAAATGCGCCCTCTGCGGAGCACAGGGGCCGACTTTCAGCGACAAGGATTATCACAATGATTTCGAGGAGCTTGCGCGTGAGGCATGGAACATGCGCACCCCAACGGACTGATCCATGCCGAGACCCCAGAAGGCGGGGGTAGAGTACTTTCCGCTTGACGTCGAAAACGACGACAAGCTTGATCTAATCGAGGCGGAATTTGGGCTGACAGGGTTTGCGGTAATCGTCAAGCTTTATCAACGCATCTACAAGCTTGGTTATTACTGTGAATGGAATGACGAGGTTGCCTTGCTGTTCGGGAAGCGTCTAGGGACGGGTGGCAAGGCCGTTTCGGAAATAGTGTCCGCCGCGATCCGAAGGTCGCTGTTTGACGAGGAAATCTACAGGAAGTACGGCGTTTTGACGAGCAGAGGCATCCAGAAACGCTACTTCGAGATTGTCGCCCGTCGAAGAAATGTAGAGGTTGAACAGCGCTACCTTCTGGTTTCCCGCGAGCTCATCCCCGTAAATGTCAACATCATGTATGCAGAAACCCCGGTTAATGTCAACACCATGCAGGCAGAAACCCCGGAAAATGCATACAGAAGTACACAAAGTAAAGTAAAGGAAAGTAAAGTAAAGGAAAGCAAAGTACTGCTGCATGAGCGCCCCCTCGCGGCGGCGGCAGTGGAGACAGATCATCGCCCTGATTTCAACACCGTCGAGGCCTACGCCTCGGGCAATCTCCGCTATCTGTCTCCGGGCAACATGGAGGAGCTTGCATCCTTTGTCGAGGACTTTCCGGCGGACATGCTCCGCTACGCCATCGACCTCGCCGTCGGAGCGGGAAAGCCCACCTGGAATTACGTGCGCGGCATACTGCGCAGCTGGCAGTCCAAGGGCTTTAAGACCATCGGCGACGCGCGGAATGAGGAGCGCCCGGCGCAGACCTCTCGCAGCCCGTATCCGGCAAAGCCCAACCCCGCCCTGCAATACGAGCAGCGCCCGCACGCCGAAAGCGACTACGACGACCTGTACATCGATCTGAACAAGCTCTATGGCGAAGGAGGCGACGGCAAATGACAAGCGCAGACATGATCCTGCGCCGCCAGGTGCGCGACAGCATCGCCCTCCTGCGCGGTGAGCTGACCGCCCAGCAGCGCAGGACGCTCCTCGGCCAGACCCACAGCGACCCGGAGGCCGCGTGGAAGGGCCTGAACACCATCATGCGAAGGAGGAAGCGGCATGAAGCTCATCCTGACGCTCTGGGGCGCCCCCAGAACGAAGAAGAACAGCCAGTCGATACGTTGTAACTCCCGAACGGGAAGGCGCTTTATCAGTCCCTCAGAGGCTTACAAGGCCTACGAGGCGGACTGCCTGAGGCAGATACCCGGAAAGGCCCGCCAGCGAATCGACCTGCCGGTGAACGTGCGCTGCGTGTACTACATGCCCACACGGCGCAGGGTCGACCTGACCAACCTGCTGGAGGCCACGGACGACCTCCTCGTCCGGGCAGAGGTGCTGGTAGACGACAACAGTCAGATCGTCGCCGCCCACGACGGAAGCCGCGTGCGCCTCGACCGGGAAAACCCGCGAGTGGAGATCGAGATTGTCTCGATGATGGAGGGAATGTAATGGGCGCAAAGATTGACATGATCGGCAGGCGCTACAACCACTGGACGGTGATCGCCGAAGCGGAACCCAGCCCGAGCGGAAGAATCCGATACATGTGCCGCTGCGACTGCGGATTTGAAAAAATAATCCACGGTGAAACGCTCCGTTACGGGCATACGCATATGTGCGCCGGATGCGCAGTCAAAGAGCAGCAAACCAAGAAACAAAGCAGAAAAGCGCTCAAAGGTGAAACGCGCGTCTCCGACGCTCCACCGGCGGCGGTCTACGTCCCCACGCTTGGCCCGCGATACTACCTGATGCGAGGCCGGCAGGCCTATGGCCTCTCCGTCGCGGAAATGGCGCGGAAGCTCGAAATCTCCCCGCTGCTGCTGGACTGGCTGGAGCAGGACGACAAGACCGTCACCCATCCCAAGATCGTCGAGCGCATCGCCAAGGCCTACGGCCTGACCGAGGAGCAGTGCGTGGGCATGCTGCCGAAAAACTACCGCCCCGGGCATGACTACGATCCCGACCGATACGCCCTGCCGGAAGAGGTGCTCAGCAATTTTACGGTCATGCCTGGATACGTCCGGGTGTGGGAATGAGAGGAAATGGATGAGAGCGGCCCTGAGCCGAGGTGAAAAGAAATGGAGAAGATGCGACGGGACTTGCTATGAACTGCGTTGATAAGAAATAGCTCATCAGTGCAACGCGATGAATCGAATTGAAACGAAAAGGAACGGATTGGATACGACATGAACTGAAAAGGATAAGATTGGATACGACATGAATCGAAAAGAAACGGAGGAGAAAAGACGCGCGTGGAAAAGGATATGAGATGTACTGAGAAGCAATGAATTGCAACGGAAGGGATGGGAGTAGCTGAGAGCCGAGGTGAAAAGATCAGACTTGCGAGGGATTTGCACTGCACTGATACGAATTGCAATGGAAAGGAATAGCTCTGCATAGCTGCGATATGAAATGGCGCGGGGCCAAACAATTGAGGAGGAAAAAAACATGAAGGAACTGAGAATCAGGATCACTCTGACGGAAGAAGCCCTGGGCATGATGCCCGCGAACCCTGAAATCTACCGCGACTACATCGCCAGCAACGCGCCCGATGCGGCGAAGTTGGCGGAGGAGATCGAAGAAAACGGCGTGGACGCGATGGTGGAGAGCGGCACCACCGTTTTCCCGAGGCTGGAGGACGGCCACCCGTTTTTCTGGGACTATCAGATTCGGGGCATGTTCAAGGATTCCATCGGCATGCTTCGTCGCGTGCCGGGTACGGCGTGCAGCAAGCTCAAGGCCTACAAAAAGTTCGTCGACGGTCTGATTTTTGTCCGGGAGCGCAAAATCCCCGTGGAGGTGTGCGGCGAGATGGGCAACTGTCAGCGCTCGCTGCGAACGGACGGCCCGACGGGCAGCCGCACCGCGTTGGCCAGCAGCGAGACCGTTCCGGCGGGGAGCACGATGACGATGACGATTGTGATGCTGACGGACGAGCTGGAGGCGGCCGTCAAAGAGTGCCTGGACTATGGCGCGCTGCGCGGCCTCGGCCAGTGGCGCAATTCCGGCAAAGGCCGCTTCGTGTGGGAGGAAGTATGCTGAATCAGATCATCAAGGCGGTGCTCATCGCCTACATTTTCCTGATCGGCGGCGTCGCCGGTTACAACCTCGCCCTGCTGGGCTTCGGCCTGCGCAGCTTTGACGGAGAGTTTGAGGAGGATAATAGTGTAGATGGGCGCTAAGACTAAGATAGACTGGTGCGAAAGCACATGGAATCCGGTAACAGGCTGTTTGCACGGCTGCGAATACTGCTACGCTCGAAGGATTGCGGAGCGGTTCGGCGCAAACCAGATGCCGATATTTGCTGATTATCCCGTGCTGCATGAGCCTGTGCGTTGCACCGATACATACGCATATATGCGAGATGCAGGAATCAGCGCCGGGAAAATTCAACCGTATCCGTTCGGTTTTCTGCCAACCTTTTACCGCTACAAACTGGACGAGCCGCAGCACTGGAAGAAGCCGCGCAACGTCTTCGTGTGCTCAATGGCAGACCTGTTCGGCCATTGGGTGCCAGACGAGTGGATTGCAGAAGTCTTGAAAGCGTGCGATGCTGCTCCACAACATCGGTATCTGTTTCTAACGAAAGCTCCCTCCAGATACGAGAAAATCTCATCCTTGATGCCTTCGTGGGAGGAAATGTATCTCGAAAAAAGCAGGCCGGTTATGATGTTCGGTGCATCTGCGACTGATGATGCCATGATGGCTGTCGCGTATAAATCCAATGCTGAATGGGTATCCGTAGAACCTATTCTTGAGCCTATCGAGCCGGAATGGTTCATAAGTTCAAGCGGAAGCAACGGAGATTACAGCACGTTTCGACGCTGGGAATGGGTGGTTATCGGTGCTGAAACTGGCAAGTCAAAGCACAGAACCGTCCCCAACAAGGAATGGGTGGAAGAAATCGCACAAGTCTGCAAGAAGTACGGAACGCCTGTGTTCATGAAAGATAGCTTACGCGACCTGATGAAAGGCAGCTTTCGGCAGGAATTTCCGTGGGAGGTAAGCCGAGCAGAAGAAGGGAGATTTTGATCGATGGACAGAATCGCGACGTGCAGCATCATTAAGGGCAACGGCGGCGTGGAGGCCTACGTCAACGGCGTGGTCTCCGAGGAGCTGCGCCGCCAGAACGCCATCCGGGAGGCGGAGGAAGCCGCCCTGCGGGCGGAGCTGGCCGTGACCCGAGCGCGGCGGAACAGGCTGCTGGCCGAAGACCTGCGGCTGCGGCGAACCGTGCGGAAGCGCCCGCTGCGCCAGCGCGTGCGGGACAGGATCGCGGACGGATGGGCGTGGGTGATGGGGTGCATCGTGACGTATCCCAAGCTGATCAGGATGTGGAGAGAATAGGAAGGGAGCGTGGTCGTGAATGAAGCTCGGCGATTGGGTGCATTGTACCCGCTGCATTCGAAAGACCGGAAACCACTACGAGGTTATCCCGGCTGAAAACACGATGGACAACGTGGAAACAGCCCTGTATTTCGAGCATGGGGCGAAAGAACCCATAGAGGTAGACGGCTTTCACAACTGCGAGCGCATCAAATTCGTGGACATGCAATTTGACGGCGTTTATGTCGGGACAACAACGATTTGCCGCAGGCTTGAATGTAGTTACGAAACCCCACCATATGGCAAGGAGGGCTACCGTTTCGAGAAATACGACCCTATAGTGGTTGCAATCGTGTACTACGCGTATAACCACAAGCGGCTTGTCCCTCTTGATAGCCTGCAACCAAAGGAGGCTTGAGCGCATGACCCACGACAGCTGCGAAGGATGCAGACACAACCTCGGCGGCGGATGCTGCCGGATCAACGAGGAGGCCGAGTGCGGGGCCGGAGACAGGGAGCTGTGGGAAAATGAGAAAGAGGTCTGAGCTGCGGACGTACTACTATTCCGCCGTCACACCGGAGATGCGGATGCTTAACGGAGCAATCCGATCCGCAATACGTGAAGAGGCGCTGATGTTAGAGATCAAAGATCACCTGAAGGGCGAAGGATATAACGAGGTGTGTATTCTGTCCGTGTGGACGCTGGATTGAGGAGGGATGACAATGGCTGAATTTGTGGAGATCATGCGGCAGGCGCGGAGGATATGTCTTGAACATCCGGGCGATTGTGATGGATGCCCACTGCATGATGACGATGGTTTGGTCTGCCGGTTTGATCTCGGCGAAAAGTATCTTTACTACGATACCGCGGAGCGCATCGTGTTGAAATGGGCGGAAGAGCACCCTGAGTACCCGAGCTGGTATCAGTATCAGGAGACGACGTTCCCGAGGCACACGCGCTGGATTTGCCCGATGGCGTTTGGCATTGAATGTCCAAGCAAAAGCACGACAGATACGCATACATGCAAGGTATGCAGGGACAATCCCATCCCAGCCGTGGTCGCAGAGAAGCTGGGGATCAAACCGAAGGAGAAATGAAGATGACGTTGGGCAGTCTTTTTGACGGGAGCGGAGGTTTTCCCCTCGCCGGGGCGCTCTCCGGCATCCGCCCGGTATGGGCGGCGGAGGTGGAGCCGTACCCCATTGCGGTGACGCGCTCCCGCTTCCCGCAGATGCGGCACCTCGGCAGCGTGACCGGGGTGCATGGCGACAAGGTGCAGCCGGTGGACGTGATTACGTTCGGCTCACCCTGTCAGGACATGTCTGTGGCAGGCAAGCGCGCCGGGATGAAGCACGAGGGAAACGGCGACGATCAGACCACGCGAAGCGGCCTGTTTTACGAGGCCGTCAGAATTATAAGAGAAATGAGGCAGGAAACCAATGGTAGGTATCCAACTTTCGCTGTTTGGGAAAACGTACCAGGTGCATTCAGCAGCAACAAAGGAGAGGACTTCCGCTGCGTCCTCGAAGAATTCGTCCATGTCTGCGACGAAAAACTGTCAGTGCCTCGACCTGCGAACGGACGCTGGAATACTGCCGGAGAGATCGTGGGTGACGGCTACAGCGTCGCGTGGAGACAGCTCGACGCGCAATACTGGGGAGTTCCCCAGCGCCGCAAGAGAATCTACCTTGTGGCAGATTTTGCAGGCGGACGCGCCGGAGAAATATTATTTGAGCGCGAGGGCCTGCGAGGGCATCCTGCGGCGTGCGGAGCGACGGGGCAAGGCGCTGCCGCCG